AATTCAACCTTTGTTTCATTGACCGGCACAACATCGAAGTACAGATCAACTCCGCCGTTGCGTGATTCCTGCGCCAATGATACGCACAGATCGTATAGATTCTTGGCGTAGCCGTTGCGAGTTGTTGACGATGCGCCCTGCGCTAGATCGGCTTCGACGCTGAAATAGTCGGAGAGTATCTCGCGGCCTGTGTCTGGCCCCGTCACGTCTGGCCCGATATTCTCCCTGACAAAAGCCTTCATCAAGTCGTCTTGGTAGCCGGTCTTGTCGGTGTAGGCCGTGCCAGCGGTATACAAAACACTGTGGCCTTTTAAGATGTATGGAAAGTTATAGGCCATCAGCGCATAAACGGGATACGTGTCGCGCGGATTGCGACGGCGTATCACACCGTAAAACTCACGGTAGGCGATCGAGCCGGGCGGCGTCCGCCAGATCGAGATGCGTTGATCTTGCGTAATCAGTGAGAAGTTAAAGTTATTTGGCATGATCAGCAGAGCCGAGCCAACGCCATTAACCGTTTTGACCCACTCAAAACTAATGACGTTAGAGAGCGACATGATCTTCGTGCCGTCATCTTTGTGTAGCCACAACGAGTATCCAGCGCGCATGTTAAGCCGCTACCCCATCGGCGGATATAAATGTTGGTGTCCAGTGAATTAACGCCGTTGCGCCGGTCACCGTGCCGGTTGCAAAAACATTGATGACATTATCGCCGGGCAGCAAGGCGAACTTTTCAAATTCAGACGGCGAGTCTAGTTCTGGCGTGCGATCTGTTGAGCCGCCCGACAAGGCTATGGCCTCGGAGGTAGACGTGATGCGCTTCGATCCCGGTCTAAAGTCAAATGTGACAACCTCGTTAGAGTTGATCACCATATCGAGATAAATCCTCACGCCCAGCGTATAATTTTCGATCCACTTGAGGGTATACTGCGCGTTAGCCGTGGTTGATCCCGTGAAGGTCATAAACGGATAGGTGATCGCCGTGCTGGTTGGCACAACGGTATTTGCGCTCACGGCGTTTGCGATCGAAGCCGTGCCGGTGGTGTCATAGCCTAAGTAAATATCGAAGCCGTTAAACGCGCATGAATAAATAATTGCTGTGCCCGGTAGATCAATATCCATCGCCACCCATGACGAGCCTGTCCAGTAGGACATTCGATCGGGAAGAGTTATACCGCCCGCTGTTGTGAACTCGCCAGCAGCTAACAGCAAGCCGTCTTTTCTAAAACCCATTTGGTGGCATGTACCGTTAAGCCCTGTCCCCAAAGCCTGCCAGCTTGTCCCCGTCCACTTTGCAATGTATGAAGTTGTCGGTGTGGTACTAAACGCGCCGCCGACATAGATTGTTTTGTCGGGGTGGCGAGCGATAGTGTATACTGTTGAGTTTGCTCCACTACTCATAGTTGAGGTTGCGCTGCCCGTCCATTTACAGATGCGCGTCGCGCTCGTGCCGTTAAATGTCGTGAATGAACCACCGATATAAACTTCTGTGCTTTTTATAGCAAGTAGTGCGTATATTACACCGTTTGCTCCTGTGCCCACTGCTACAAAACCCGCCGCGCTAACGTCGTACATGATCATATAGTTACTAAGGGCTGAACTAAAATTTCCAGCACAGTAAATATCCGAAGTGTCAGGGGCTATCGAGAGTGCATAGAATGATGTGAACGCAATGGTCGATGGACTAAATGCCGTCCAAGTTGATGCGGAATAATTCCAGCGCGCCAAGCCAACGCACGCCGTCGCGCCCGATCCAATAGTTAAGAAGTCGCCGCCGATCCAAACATTGTGACTTGAGTCAATCACTATCGAATGCACGGTTCCGCCAACGGCTACGCCTGCATCCATCGCCACGAAGGTAGCCGCTTCATTGTCCCAATACCCGATGCCGTTAAGGGTCACGCCGTTGCCCGTTGCGAACACCCCTCCGAAATAGGTACGGTTCAAGTCTTTATCAACGGCAATACACCGGACTGTGCCGCTAAAGCCTGTGCCTAAGTTTTGCCAAGTGCCATTGATACGCGCGGCAACGCGATTATTCGAGGCAAGACTACCCGTCAAGCCGAGCGCGGCATTTTCCTGATTGTCGGTTGTCAGAAACGGAACATCTTGAATCAGCCTAACGGGAATGCGTTCGGTCAATGCGCCGATAACCGATTGCACATCAAGCCCGCCATCGAGCCGGAAATCGCCGTAGACATACTTGCTTGTGTTTGCGCCCGCATACGCCAGCGTAACAGGCTGTGAGTCCCTATATTTATCGGGGTTGAATAGGTTGACTAAGTTTTTTCGGATCAGGTGCAACGCTGAAAGGCTTGAGCCGACGCCGGTTAATGTATCCAGCGTCAAGGTTAAAACGCGGGACTGAAACTTGCTAAAGTTGAATTGAGCGCCGGGCTGTAGCGCGGTGGGCTGGTAGTCGTTGGTGATCGGCGGCATCCCCATACCATCCCAACTATGCGCCTTGACGTTATACGTTGATTCAATGTCGATCAACTTGCCGCCGTTGCGATACTGAGCATCGCGGGTTGAGGTCGAGCCGTGGGCGGGGCCGTTCCAGATACAACCCGATTGCGTGCCGTCGATGTAGGTAGTCAGGTAGGATAGTTTTTGCAACTGCCAGCCGTCGCAGTAAAACGTAGAGGCTTGCTGACTGGCGGTCTTGACCCGTAGCATGGCGACCGCTGATGAGGCAGGTGCCGTGGCCGTAACGGAATAGCGCACCCAACTTGTCGTTAGGGTAATCGTCGAGGTGGATGAATTTGATAACAGCGCGCCCGCCGCGTCTCGCCATGATATTTCAGCGATGACCGTACCGGCCCCAAACACATAAACGCTGAAGGTGTAACTCTCTGCTACGGTGACGGCAATCCCGCCCGCCGCGACAGTTGAGGGGGTAATCACGCCCTCGCCCGTTGCCGCATTCGGTGTGACGGTTCTAACGCAGGCCGTTCCAAAACGCGCATACGTGGTGCTGCGCGAAATAGTCGCACCTGTTCCAGCGAAGCCTGTTGTATTAAATTCAACACTGGGGTTTGTCCACAGGTTCGTGCCCGCTTCGGGAATGATCGCATACCATAAGCCTGACATTTATAATCCGCCTTCCAGTGCTTTAAGCGCGCCGAAATCACGCGCGGCATTGCCTACCATTTGGCCGAAATAGTTTAGGTTGAAAATCTTGGTCGTGTTGTTGGTGTTCGTCGCGCCCGCTTTGCTTGGCGCATTGCTCGTCGAGCCTCCCGTGTCCTCACCGGTCGGCGGCAGATCGGGGGGGAAGCCCTCGGTACTGTAAACCGTCTTGTAATTCAGAACAAAATCCCTATAGGTTGGCAGGCCGAATATAGCCGCGCTGAGGGCTTTAGTTGCAAGCGTGGCTGAATCAATCGTTTGTTTCATGCGCTGTGCGGGCGTACTCGCAGCCTTAACGATTTGAGTGTCGCTCATCTCGCTCATTCGATCCATGCGGCTATGAAATTCCTGCGTTGTGCTTATACCGAACTCTTTGAAATTAACAATTCCATCACGCGCCGCCTGTGGCAGTTTAGCCAGTGATGCCGTGTATTGTTCTGGTGCAATCGCGCCGGAGATCAGCGCATCGTTAAGCATTTTCATGCCGTCTACCAGTGCGATCGATTCCTTTGTAGCCAGCCCGTTTTTAAGTTGTATCTCTTGAATCATTGCCGCGTAACCAATGCCTGGCCCTTCCCCTGACTTCATCGCCGCTTCAAGATCGCTGATGGCTTGTTTGGCAATAGCCAGCCGATCCGCGCCCTTGAGTGATTCGGCTAGATTGCCTTGTGAAATGGCGCTATTGATATTCGATTGCGTTACCGCGTCAACTGACTTTTGATAGGCGGCTAATTCTTTCGCCGCTGCTGCTGCCGCTTCTTTTTGCGCAATAAGGTTTTGCTCGATTTGAGCGCCCGCCGTTAGCAGCGCGGTCTGCCCTTCGCCGCTGTTGCGCGTGGCTTGATCGAGATCGACGGTAGCATCGGCTAGTCCGCGCAGGTGTGCAATACGCGCATCTTCGGCGCGAGAAACGGCGTCGGTAACTTTGTAGGCGTCTTGGATTGTCTCGGTCTGCTTGAGTTGCGCCCGCTGGTAGTTGATAAGCAGGTTGGTTGCTTCTTTGACCGCCGCGCTATTTTCGCCTTGAGACAAGGTTAGCAATACAATCGCGTTCTTTAGTTTCTGCTCTGTGTCCGTGGTTGGCGTCATGGCGTCGGCTAGATGCTCGAAACCGTCAACCGCATTATTCAGCACGGGGATGACCGCTGTACTAAATTTGACCCTGAGGCCATTTAGCCGATCGCCCAAGTCATCAGCGGCGCGGGTTATTTTTAATGTTGAGTCCAGTAACTCTTGATTGAGTACAAGGCCGGTCGCTTGCGCCTCGTCTCCAAGCGCCTTAATGCCCGCCGCGCCCTTCCCCATCAACGCGCCCAGATCACTGCCAGAGCGCCCGAAGTTCTCCATCAGAAAAGCAGCGCGCGCGATCGGGTCTTGGATTGATACATAGCGATCGGCTAATTGCCCTATGCCGTCAATGGTGGGTTTAACGCCTTTACGGATTGCGGCTTCGAGCGCCGCTTGAATCGATTGCGCGGAAATACCAACGTCATCGGCGGCTTGAATTAGTTTCGAGGATTCCTCGGCGGATGCGCCGATCGTGCGGGATAGATCGCGGACTTGTTTAGCATACTCGACGGTGTAACCGATCGTGGCGTCAAGCGCCTTGCCCACGCCATCGATGATCTTGCCGCCGAGTGCCAGCGCCTGATTCGCCACGACGACGGCTTTGCCCATGTCGATATGAGACTTGGCAACCTTATCGCCGCTGTCGGCTAGTTTATGCTCCGCAACCGCCGCCGCTTTTTCGGAGTCAGTCATCTTGTCAACGGCGTCACGCGCCGCTTTCATTTTGGCGGTGAGTTCGTCTTTAAGAATGAGGTCTACTAGAATGTCATTCGCCATCGGGGTTGTTTAGCCTCATTGCCCACATGAGCAATTTATTGAGCGCAAGATTGTGCTTTGCCCATTCTGCCCAGTTGCCGCTTTGCGCGCGCGACTGGTAGCCACTAATAATCGCGTGCGCTTCATGGCCGCATTGAATCCGCTGCAACAGATCGAGTGACAGCATCCCGCCGCCTAGCACCGCCGCCACGCTGCTGTTATCGATGTCATTGACCATCTGATATTCGAGCGGCAAAGGTTCAAGCGGCGGATCGTTTTCATCATCGGCATAGCGGTACGCTTGCGCCGCTACTCGCTCGCGTCTTTTGGGTCGTGGCCTTTGTTGAGCAGATCGGCCACTTCGCCGATCAACCACTTCGCCAATTCCATCGCCTCTTCAAACGGAGTGGCGGGAAAGTTGTCGGCGGTTAATTTCGCGGGCAAGTCTTTAAGCGTGTGAGATTCAACGCAAGCCAATGTACCCGCGAGCATGGCGTAGTTATAGCGGATGCGATCAACGACGTAGCGATCGGTCGAGCCGTCGGCCATTGGCGCAGTATATGGCCGCGCCACTTGATAGCCGTCATCCCACGCGATGAGTTGCGGATAGGTGAGTGGCGAGATCAGGATAACCTCGCCACTCCAGCGGGCGATCGGGCTGGTGATTGTTTTACTCATACGTTAAATCACGTTAGCAGCGCAGTACCCCAGGCGGGAACACTGCCGGGGTAAGGTACAGCGCGGGCGCTATACCTTTCACCCTCTACGGTAAACTTCGTAACGATGTAGCCGCTTGTGGCTGACGGCGACACAATTCCGAAGGCAGGATCGCCGGTGGTGTACCAACCCCTTATCCCGAATGCGATACATAAACCTAGCGGCGTGGTGAATGTCGGGGCTGTCAGTGGAACTAGCACGGTGTGAGAACCCGATAAGACGGGCGCAGCGCCAGAAGCCGCAGCCGCAGCCGCAGCCGTGGTGTCGAACGCCCCGCCGAAATCAATCGCCGCGTCTGGATGTCCTGACAAAAAGCCCTTGACCTGATCTTGATACGAGGTCAACTCCGTTTCGTCATAGGTAAAACCAACGGGCGAAATCGTATCGACCGGAATCTCGCGGGGCGTGCCAGCGGAATCATCGATCAAGAAGCGCGTCCATTTGCTTACTGTTCGTCCTGTAGCCATGTTGTGTATCTCCTATCTTGCTGATTTGCTTTTACGGATAATTTCGCGCAAACATTAGTACAAACGTCACGGTGGTTGCCGTGCCGAGCGCCACTTGCCAGCGCAGATAGCGCCGCACAGTTGCGGTGGCGGTTAATGCGACTAAGCCGGATGTAACGGCGGTGCAGTTGATCGATCCGCTGGTCGCGCCTGACAAAGCCAGCCATGTACTATTGTTTGCGCTGTCATCAACCGATAGTGTAGCCGTGCCGTCACCGGCTAACACTTGATAGCACAGATAGCCGCCGCTGGTCGTTGCGCCTGCTGTTGGATTATCAATGCCGCTGTTGGCAGAGTTTGCTCCGGTCTCTGCGCCGCTGGCGTGAAGCAACGTCCCCCACCCGATCGAATAGATCAGACTTGACGCCGACGCGCTCCAACCAGCAAACGGCACACTCACCACCACGCCGCCACCGTCATCTTGCGGGGCGTAGGCCGACTGAATGAACGTACCGCCAAAAGCCGGATCGCCCGCTGCTGGTACAGCGCGTATGCCTTGTGCCACAATCACATTGCGTTCACCGCCCGCTGCTGGTAACACTATATGAATACCCGTTGTGGCGGTGTTATCGAAAACGGCGTTAAATGTGCCGATGTTGGTTTGACTGTGACTACGCAAAAATCCGTGAGCGGTATCAGTCCACGCGGTAAGATCGGCCTCGTCATATTCCACGCCGATCGGCCCACAACTGCGAGCGTTGCCGCTTAGATCGTAGCCGCCGATATAGATACGTTTATGCTTGTCTAATGTTCGTCCGGTTGCCATAGGCTTTTACACCTCTGAAAATTCGAGTACCTGAAATTGCAGTGTTGCGCCGAAATACTCTTTGCCTGCCGGGTCTTGCACAATGCCAAATGAGGGCGGGGCAATCGGCGTAATATCGATCGAGCCGCTTACCGCGTCGTTTGAAATGATCGCGTCCCAAATCGCGCAAGCCATAATTACCATCGATTGATAAAGTGTATACAGGCCGTTGGTCGCATTGACCGGCGCATATAGAAAAACATAGTTGAGCGTGTAGCCGATGTCCTTACGATCGCCATTCATCGATTGCCGCGTCACGGTTAGACCGGTCATGAAATCCGCCGGACTTGGGAACAAGATCGGGCAATCGCGCGCGGTAATAGTCTCGCGGATCGTTGCCAAGTCCTTGATCGTCAAGCCTGATACCGACAGCGCGGCGATCGAAGTTGCGATAGTGTCTGCGCTAATGCCCATTTATGACCCCATGCCCGCATTGCGAATTGCGTTTTTGATTGTGCTTGGCACAGTGGCTAACACGCGCTTACTCGCATCGAATACTGCGTCAAACAACTTGCGCCAGCCCGTCCGCTTGTGTACCGCGACTTGCATATTACCCTTGCTGTCGCCGCCTACCCATTGCGCGTAACTGCGGCCTTTGTAAACCGCGCGCGTCGATAGTGTGTAAGTCCGTTCGCCCTTTGTTGTTTCCAACTTCACGCCGCGCCCATAGCGGCCCGTGCGTTTGTATCGATCCGATGGCGGCGGCGGATAGGTCGCTACTTCTTTCTTGGCCTGCGCCATTTCCTTTTTAAGACCCGCCTTCGTCACGCCAGGGATCGATTCGCCTAGCACCGATAGCGATTGCACTACTTGCTTATTCTTGATCTTGAGTGTGATTCGCGGCATTAAGTGATTAGCCTCGTCACATCGCCTGTTACATTGCACAGTGCGTTAGTCAATGTCGTTGCGCCGCTGGCCGTAATCATCTGCATATCGTAAACCAGCGCGCGGCGATGTGGCAGGTTGCGCGTGAGTGCCGACTTAAACACGATCGTTACCGCGCCCGTCGTTGCGTTCGTCACGGTGATTGAAGCATCGGCGGCAACGGGCGCTGTAAATAAGCCTGTGCCATTGAATGTTCCAAGCCCCGCCGTTTCCTCGATCTGCACAATCGCCGCTTCGTCCAGATCATCGACATTGTATTTCAGCGTGAAATATAACTTCGTGCGCGTCGAGATGTTGCCAAGTCCAGTAATTGAGGCCGTCACATAATCGCCGCGCTGAATTGTAAGCAATGAACCCGATATAGCCGACGATCCAGCCGCCGCGCTGGTCGTGAGTGTACGCGTTGTGGAAACCCAAACCGCTGTTCCTAGTTCTGTACCAACATCCGCAGCCACGGCATCGGCGTCGATCGCGTCGGTTGCAATGACCGCCGCCGTAATCGCGCCCGTCGCCAATGTCATGGCCGCGCCCGCCGCGATGTCTTGCAGGTCACCGATGCGTTTGGTGTCGATGCTAAACGTATGCACCTCCACGCCCGTTACCGAGGCCACAACGCCGGTAATACGCACGCAGTAGGACTTGCCCGCCTCGAAGCCATTGCCGGTTGTGACCGCGATTTGCTCTGAATAAAAGCCGGTGGTGTTCGCGTCGTCGAGCAGTGCCATGCTGCCTGTCAAAAGTGGCGTGGCTGTCTCGTCCTCGTACACGCGATAACCCGGCACGGCATCCGCGTCAACCGCCGCGCCCGTCGAGGGCGTATGCGTGTTGGCGTAGAATGTCAGGTTGTCGCCTAGTTTGATCGTGCCTAGAAATGCCATTATCTAATCAGTGTCCCGCCAAAGATAGCCGATCGATCCACTGCCGATTGAAAGATGTTTCCGCCGCCGGGCAGCGTATACACCACCGTCAGCAGCGGGCGATGTGCGCTAGTTGCATTTTCCGCCGACGCAATGTTTATAAACTCATCTCCAACCGGCGTTGTATTACTAAAATCGAGAGACGAACGCAATGAGTAATATGTGTTCCCAGTACGATTTATCCACACTGTATTAAGATTTCCGCCGGAATAGGGGGTGTTGATACTAATTCCGCTAGTGTTTCTCCAAATGTTGTCATCAGTCGCACCGGAAAGGCAGTTATCGAAAACCGATTCCTCTCTGCCACCCGAATTGATCGGGTCTTGTGCGCTCCAGTCATGTTTAATAATCTGAACATCGAAATCCGTGACTGATCCATTTGTTTTAACCGTCAGACTGAGATTAACCTGAGAAATACTTGCCGCCAGTGTCAACGAGGCAGTGTCAAATTTTAGAAACGAACGATAAACAAAGTAGGTTGGTGATGAAAATTGCTGCCCGACAGTAAATACAGTAAGCCCCGTGTCGCCGCTTGACGAAGTGGATCGCGCAGATGAATATGTTGTAGATTGACCGTAAACTCTTGCGTCTGCCGCATTACTGACTTGATTAAGCGTAGTCAGTAGTGGTGTCATTGCCAGCATTAGTGCCGTTTGCCGCCAGCCAATCGAGCGAATCATCTGGAATGCCCTAGCAGCAAAATTGATTGGCGCAACAACGGGCTTAACACGAAAGAACGCCTGCATGACCCGCTGATCGCCAACCTGATCGCGCTCAAAGTGGATCGAGTTGAGTGAGCGTTTAACGATCGGCGCTCGCTTTAACTCTGGCTGTTTGCGGTACAGGTCTAAAATAAAACTCATGTCTATATCGGATCGGAATCATCAAATATGTTGTTAAAGTTCCCGCGCTGAAAGATCGGCGAGACATCATTGCCGGCATTGTCCACATCGCGGTATGACATGCCCGACGTTGCGCTGTATGCGCGCGCCGCGCCTAGCCGCTCGAAGCCTGCGGCGTTGGCTGTGATGAAAGCCTTAATGTCATCGATCAACACCTTGAACCCGCCGCCGCGCCCGAACTCGTTTGGAATCAAGCGGCCTGAGCCGTTCGACGCATCGCACAGCAAGCCCGCTTCCATGTTGACAAATAGATCAAGCACATTGCGGACATCGTTATCGGTAACGGGAATAGTCAAGCCCGCTTCGGCCAACATCGCATTGACCATGCCGCTAACCTGATCGATGAAGGCCTCAACCTGCAAAATGGTTGGCCGCGTGGTGGTAGTGAAGGCCAGCGTATCGCCGCTGCCGTCTGCGTAACGCGGGGCGATCGAGGCCACGCCTGCGGTCGAGCCGTAACTATTCGCGCCGATGCTCATTAAATCTCCAAGACAAATGTCACGTCGATGCTATCGGCGTCGTTGGCCTGCTCGATTTTGACGTTGATCAAATCGCTAATCGCCAATTCGTGAACCATCGTGCGTGTACCATCCAGCGTGAGCAACGCGCCCGCGACTGAATGAACTTGAACACGCGGATAGAACCAGCCGTCGGTTGCGGCATTGGCAAGCGTCAAGAATGTAACGGCGGGCATGTTCGTGCCGACAGTCGCCAGCGTTACGTCGGTCGTTCCGGCGGGCGGACTGTCGTTGTATTTCACATACACCGCCAGAATCTTGCCAGTCAAGCGCGGCGTATTGGCGTTGGCCGTAGATACACCCGCGCCGCCAGCGCACACGCCGCTGTTGTAGGGGCCTGCGATTGAGATCATTGTTTTATCCTTTCGCCTTGCCGCGCTTTTTATTACTTAGTGGCGCGGCCTCTTCGGTTTCCAAATCGGCCTCAATTGCCTTAATCATCACGATCGGCTTAACCTCAACCGGCAACGCCGATGGAATATCAACCGCGGCGGGATCGCCCGCGAATGGATCGCGGATGTCTAAAAACGGGTGACGCTTTGCCTCGGCTTCGTGGCCGATCGGCACTTCGCTGTAACTTTTCTTGGTGTAGACCTTGCCGCCAAATGCGACGATGGTTGATTGTGGGCTGTTCGTTTTAACGATGGCTTCCATATTGCGCGCTCCTTGCATAAAATAAAACGGCGGCTCGAAGCGGCAATCCGCCCCGCGCCGCCGCGTGTGTTAATCGTGTTGCTGATTACTTATCTATTGCAAAACATACGACACCACAACATCAACGCCGGTACAGGTTGTCACGTTGGATCCAATGCCCTTGACGCGAATGTCTACACCATCCGACTGGACAACGAACGAGGCGTTATCGGCCAAGACCGCAACACCAACCGCATTTATCAATAACGGGGTGCTTTGGGTAAGATTAGCCGCAGTATATGAGGTTAGGGTAACGCCGGTAGTTGTTGCAAAATCAACCGTAGTTACACCGCCGCAGGTTCCGCCGCCGTAAGCCGTTGCAACGACATTGACCAACCGAAAGGCGTCCGTTGCCGGTACGGTAACAATTGTTTTACCCGCGTCAATCTCAGCCGCCGTTACGCGGTTATAGGTATTGATAACGACATTGCCCTCAGCGGGGCCCGATGCATTACCACCAAATGACAGAGTGCCAGCCGTCGCAACATTGCCGCTAGTGTCGGCAACGGTGAAAGCGGTAGAGTCTACCGTGATTCCAGCATTGGCCGCCAGCGCGCCGGTTGAAGTCGTTGCGCCGTCGAAGGTTGCCGCGCCATTGCATTGCAGGACGCCCGCCGCCGATAATGTACAGCCCGTAGCGCCATAACCGCCGCCAACTGTAACAGCCGCAATAGCATCGAGTTGACCCGTAATCGTAGCCGCGCCGCCAATGGTCGCAGCACCATTACATTCTAAAACGCCCGCTGCGCTAAAACTACAGCCGGTATCACCAAAGCCGCCGCCGATAGATAAGGTATTCGTCGCAACGATAGCCGCGCCGCGAACTGAGGTTGTACCAACCAGATCGGCAGAGGAATAGGTAGCGGGCGAAAACGTATCGGCGGCCAGCGTGCCAACTACCGTAACGCCAGAGGCGCCAACATCTACGATCTTCGTGCCGCCCGCCGCAATACCGATGTTATTCGAGCCGATGCGATACAAGCCGTTGTCGGTGTCATCGGTAAACGAAAAGCCGGGCGCTGAGGCAGAGCCGTCACTGACTTGCAAGGCGGAGAAGTTTGACGCGCGCCCGCTTAGGGCTTGCGAGCCTGCCGCCACGGGCGCATTAGTAGCGGCGCCGCTCAGTGCCAGCGTACCGCTTATCAGCAGCGCCGCGCCCACGATCGATACGGCTAAGATCAAGGCCACAAAGTTACTGGCATTGCCTTTCAGAAAGTTCATAATGCTCTTCATGTTTTTCTCCATGACTAGGTCTGTCCCTGGATCGCATTTCTCCAATTGCCATAAAACGGCTGGTAGCGCGCGTACCACTTGTAATACCGAATGCCGCCGCCGCTCTGAGACTCTTCGTCCCACGTGGATAAGCGGGGGGCCAGTCGCTCTTGCAGCATGATCGGCTTTTCGACGTTCGCATCGACCAAGAACCACGCGGTCGAATCCAGCCAAGTGCCGGGGGCGATAAGCGGCTTGATCTTGCTGTTATAGGGGTTCTTTTCAGGATTGGCCGTGTCGTAGGCGTCACCGTTGCTGGTGATTTGATGAATGGTATATTCCAGGTCAATCGGCCCGATCAGCAAATTGTGATTGAAGGCCGATGAGGGCTGGCCGCGATCGTCCAAGAACTTTGAGGCCGCAACGCGCGCCGCCGTGAAGTTCACGAGGCTGAGCGAGGTAGCCAGTTTGTTGTCTTGCGCCGTGACGTACTGCCCGTTCGGGTCGATGTGGCTGTCGTTGAAGAACGACAATCCGTCATAGCCAGCGCCGTAAGTGGTCACAGACTCACCCTGATTCAAGGCGTCGAAGGCGAGGAAATCTTTGTGTTGCTCGAAGCGCAGCGCGCCCGCTTTAGCCCACGCCTCCAATTCGCCTACGCGGTCATCGTCGATCGCGTCATGATAGATACCGATCGCAATTTCGAAGCCGCCGTTATAGACAACGATCGCACGTTCGCTGCCGCCCAAAACCTGGATCGGCCCGCCGTTGCCGAGGCCGTTGACTTTCGGCGCACCGGTACGAGCGTCTGTACCTTGTCCGCCAGTCGTCTGCCCGCCATTGCGGACAGGCCACGGCGTTGCGCCCATCGCGCCGTAAGTCTCAGACGCGCCGTCGCTTGGTGCAACTCCGCAAAAGGCGGAGCGCAGCGGGGTATAGGCTTTTTGCCCGGCCATAAATCCGGCTTTAATTCCGCGCTCTAAATGCGCTGCAATGTCGCTTCGTGAAATCATGTTAGTGTCATCCTTTCGATTTGCCCCGCCGTTTTACCGGCGGGGCGTCTCGATCAAAGTTTAATCAGTGAGCCGATCGGGTTTAACCGAAGGTGCTCAGGTTGGGCTTGCCAGCGGCGCGGCTAATATCGATCCACGCATAGGTCGCATCGACTTCAGTCAGATCGCCAATCCATAAGGTATTGCTTGAGGACGAGCCAACTACTGCGCCGTCGTCTGTTGCATAAACGGGCGCGCCAACATCGGTTTGAGCCAGTGAGTTTTTAGGGAAGCCCCACACACCGTCAACTGCAACGGAGACCAACACTGATCCATCCGCCGTGTTGTCCGATGTGACCGCTTGCTTTTCCAGTGCAACGCCGCCGAAAATATCGCCGGACGCCCATGTGACGCCGCTATCACCGTCGCGGAAATAGCCGTCGGTGTCGCTTACATCGCAGGCCACTACTGCGCCTTTGAAAACGGTGAAGGCCGTTGATCCGCCGCCGAAGTTGGTATAACCCGCCAGCGGCAAAAGACGAGTCGTTAAGCCGCCCGCCGGTAAGCGGACTGGCCGCTGTACGTTTGCAGTCATGTTAGCCATAGTTATTTGCTCTCCTTGCCAGCCCATCGGCTGAGGTCATATTGAGTCAGATCACCCAGGTCGCTAGCCGCGATCGGATTCGACCGATCGCTGATAGTCAACTCTTGGTTGTCCAGTTTCTTGGCGTATTCAGCGGGTAGTGCCAGCGTGCCACTCGCCTTGCGGTTGTGGCCCAACTCTTTGTAGTTGACGAAGCCATTAACCTGCAAATTGATCAGCAGGTCGCTGAAATACTTTTCGTCATCTGGGTCGAGTTTCGCCAGCCGCTTCGACAACTCCGCCGCATCCGTACCACGCAAGCCGCGCGGCGCATCGGGCGTACCGCCCACCAACTGAGCCGACAAATTGGCGATGTTGCTTTCGCGCTGCCGCTTGGCAAACACTTGGGCATACTGCAATTCAGTCGCCTGTTGCATCTGTGAGACTGCCGCCTCGATCGCTTGCATCTGCTTGGCTTTCGCCTCATCGCTCAAGCCTTCCAGATTGATCATCTGGGACAGGTCAAGCAAAGTTGGCGAGGCCGCTGGACTAGCGATGGGCGCAGCGGGCTTTGAAAACTCCGCAATCTTTGCCATCAATGGCGCGATCATGGCTTCTACTTCTTCTTTGGTCATTTCGATAACTCCTTGTTGCTGTTTGTTGGCCGAAGCCTCAACATAGGTTTCAACTACTTCAACCCATTCCGCAAATGGCGCAAACGCAATCGCGCCGGATTCATCGGCGGAGTAGGCAACTTTGAATTTCTTGTCGCCGCTTTTGACAATGACATGATCGGCGAATACTTCGTCACAATACGGGCTGTCCATCGGCTGCATGAACGCAGCGCCAAACGCGCGCCGCACATTCATCGATTGATCGTCAAGGCTTTCGCCTTCCTGCAGCGCAATCAACGGACTGGAAAGTTCAATCGGGCGCAATAATATCTCGCCGTTCTTTTTGCGCGTGGCAGGCCAGTTAGTTAGCGAGCCGCCCAAGATCACCTTGTTGACAGTATCGACCGTCGCGCTAAACCAGCGGCGAATCTTTTTGCCGATAACATCCCGTCCGATGTCGTTCCAGGATGGGGTCAGCTTGATCTTGTTACCGTCTGGCTGCGCATCGAGAATGTAGCCCGCGCCATCGCCCTTGTCGTGCCCCTTCGCATCAATCGGCAACCCGGCTAACTCGCCTGATTCGCCGCGTGTTGACTCGATCGCTTTTTGCGTATTGGCTAAATAGGTCGGCACATCTTCGGGCGCGATCGTGATCACGTGTCCGGCCATGTCAACGAAATCAACGCCGGGCGCAAAGCCGTCAAATGGCTTGTCGCTGGCGTCGCTTAGTTCGACGTATTGAAAGTGGCTCGGATTGAGGTTGATCGTTTTTGTCTTGGACATTGGCAAATAAAAAAGGGCAAAGTCTGGTTAGACTTTGCCCTGATCGGAATTGCTCAGAACGTTGTTATTCGATTGTCTTGCTCTGACTAAAATAATACCACTTTTCTTTTGCGTGTCAAGTGGCAGTTTTTGGAGCAGTATCAAACCTTACAATAGACACAATCTTTCCGCTCTGGGCCAGAATCATCATGTTGTCTGGAACGTATTTTCTTACAATAAATTCAACGCCGAAATAAATAGAGGCGTCTTTTTCGACAGCAACTTGATCTTTTATTACATTCCAGTAATTATCGGAAATGGTTACTGAATCGAATTTAGGCAAATCAACTTGACCGAGCAGGTTCATCCGCGCACCGCCTTCAACGCCGCGCGGCAACGATCGGCGGGCGAGGCGGTAAACACACCGAACATTGTATACTTGCCATACTCCCACCACGGCCAATCAAGGGGGTTGCTTGGCGCGGGCTTGTTTTGTCTGCAAAGAATAGTTAAGTATTCGCCTTGCAATCCCCGCCGCTCGATCTCCGCTTCGACCTCGCGCGCGGCGTTCGCGTTGACGTCCGGTAACCACTCGTAAAGCCATACCTCGCGGGTAGCGCCAACGTAGTAGCGCTTATTGATGTTTGCATTGATGGCGAAGTGTTCACTTTCGTCAATAGACCAGCCCATCACCATGTCGGCAACAGCCACACGCAGCGCCTCGCCTTCCAGCGCGTCGATTTCGGCATCGGTTAGTTTTAGTTGTGTGTCGCTCATGGCTTGTTTGTCCGTTTCAGGAATTGGGGGATCGACAAGAAAGAAAGGGACTGGTACAACAACATTTCCGCTGCCATCATTTGCGCCGTACCCTATCAGAATCAAGTTACCATTTTTGCCTAATTCGTTTTCGTGGAATACTTCACCTGCGCTATCGGTATAAGCCGGTTCACCAATATCAAATTTATTTTCGCCAAAACCAACGATCGCGTATCCGCTCATAACCCAAACGCCATCCCGCCGTTACCGAACAGCGCCCGATCGGTTTCGGCTATATTTAGCGCTCGCTCAGTCTCGCGGATCGCAAGTCTTTTGTTAAATAAACCGACATAGGTAATCCACTTCGCTCTAATTATTTCACCATTGCGCCTGACCCAAATTTCGCAGCCGTAACCAAAATCCCTTTTTGATAATACAAAATGCCAGCCGCGCTTGTATTCTGTCTTTGATTCAATCCGCAGCCCGCGCGATATACCGGGCGCGTAAACGTAATCGCCGACGTTTGCCGCAGACGGATTATAAAGTGTGTTATACGCTTGCGGTAACATCATCGCCGCTCCCCGTCCTTATCGATCTTCAGCGTCCGAACTCGATCGACGCGGCTGATCGTCACGTCCAGCGCGTCCTTTGCATACGCGGGCTTTTCCAGTTCGATCACATACGAGCCAGCCGCCGCGCACTGGTTCTGCATCACGCGCGCCAACTTGAGAAACGCGGGCGATAGTTCGCTCGTCTCGATCGCTACCGGGATCGCGTGCGAGGTGCTGAGGTTGTAGACGGGGTGGGGTTCGGTTATTTTGTTAGTGTTAGTATCCATATTATCGCAGTAAGAATCGCTGGAAGAATTGCAAGCATATCAAAAAGATCATCGAGGCTCGATGAGCCTGTGTATCGATAGTCGATTAGGCCTGGATCGGGCGGCGGGAGTTCGGTCATAAGACTCCTGCCATATACTGAGTTCTAGCCATCATTCTTTGGTAGCGGTTCAAGTGCCGCGCCTTTACCTTGCGCGACTTGTGCGCGGCGTTATAGCGGTCGGCGTAGGCGCGGTAAATGTAATGTGGAGCAATTTGATCCCTGTAGTTTTTCATGGATTCGGTAGCCGCGCTGAGCGTTGAGGATAATTCATCGAACGCATACGCCAAGTGCCTTGCCGCCATTGCTAATGATGAATCTATAAATAGCCCGTCGGTTTTTGATTCGCTCATCTGTATTCTCCGCCGCAGCCCGCGCACACGGCGCGGCTACGATCGCGCTCGCGTCCGCAGTAGTGGCAATGCTCCGGCGGGGTTGACCATTGTACCGAATCATTCCATGAAGCGCCGAGGGCATTCCATTGTGCGATGCCATTGCATACCCGACCGCTGGCGAGCGATCCGCTGTTCCAGACATCATTGTCGGGTTTCCACTCATTGCCGCGATGAAGGTCATTGGCCGCTTCTATAAATTGATCAAGCGCGATCGCTCCGTCATTGTGTGCTTTGTTTAATGCGCTAAAGGCTTGATATGCTGCGCTCATTCGATCGCCAACTCTCCGCTATCGTAGTAATACGAATGCGCGCACCCGCCATCCCACCGCCCGCACTCGAAATTCTCGTTGCCGTTTCGGTCCAACAACCCGCGCTTAGCCCACCATGATCGGCGGTGACGCTTGCCCTTATAGCGCGCGCAGGTTGCACAATTTTCAAGCCCGTCATCTCCCAACAGCGTAAGCACCGGATCGCCCTTCGCTATCACCGCCGCCTGCTCCGCAATGCCGCGCATTGCCTCGACCCATAGATCGATCCGCTTTAGAATCGAGGCTCGCTCAAATGCCGCCGCCCGCTTATCCTTTTCATCCCGTACATCCGCAACCGCCGCCGCGAAGCCGTCAACGTGCGACGTTTGGCCGGTGATGAAGGTAGCCAGCATGTCGCGGTTATCCTCAACGAATGACGGCGCGTCTTCGTCGGTTGCGCCGCCGTCGCGTAAGCCCGCCATGAACGCATCGGGCGCGATCGAGCGGATCAGCGCCTTGTGCGCGCGTCGAAAGTCTACTTCGCTCATGCGGCCATTCAGTGCGTCATATACGAAATTCGATAGCGTGTCGCGGTACACTGTGATTACACTGCCAACGATCGAGAGGTTGACGAGGCCGCGCCACGTCCGCAGCGTGTGGCGCGTGACAGCAAGCGTGATGGCGTAGTCGGCTAGTAGGCGGGATGGGTTCATTGCTCGCTGCTCATTTTTACATCAATGCCGCCAGTCGGTAGTGTAATTTCAAGCATACGGCTATCGCCCATCATTTCAACATAGACTAAAACAGGTTTTTTCATATCCACATCTATAACAATTCTGCGGACGCGATCGGGGCGCAATCCCAACTGAGCGCAAAGCCTAATCGAGTAATCTCTGGCCAGGATAACCTTGTCGAGTTTCGCTTGTTCGTTCATGGCAATGGAGTCCAGGTAATCTTAGTAGTCACCGCCTCACTTTGAGGCAAGCCCTTGATCTCTAGCCAAACAGTATCGGCGTCCATGTGCGCTGATACGATGCGCGCTTGCTCGCCGTTTACCGTAGCCGGATCGCCCGCCTGTATACCGGCGGGAATGGTAAGCGTGGCTGTACTCGCTTTGTTGTAAACTATCTTTCCGCTAAATGTATTGGCGGGCTTGCTATTGCTCACTGCTCATCGCTCCACACGATCTTGCCGTCGCGCTCGATCGATTGCGTCCTGCCTGTAATATAGTGAGTGCGGATGATGTCTCCTTTCTGCAACTCGATCGACTCAGGGATAACAACTTCACCGCCCCCGCTGCCGCTTGTGCGTATGATTTCGTCTATCTGATTTGTGTCTAGACTGGCAATTCTTAAAATATCTTTACTCATTCTGCTATACCTTTCGTTAAACGTCAGTGTTGATTTCGCCGCACCTGCTACACCACGAATCACCGCCTTCATCACCGATCCAATCATGGGCGCAATAGATTACTTTCCCGTTTCGGTGAACGCTAACCAATTCGCCGTCTCTAATCTCGATAATGTCACTGTATTTCACCAACACGATTTTACCGGACGCACTAGCGGGAATAAACCAGCCCGTCGGATCGATCCACTCACTCGATACTACGCCGACCGACTTTTCATATCTAGTAAACAATTCAATAAAAAACTGCCGGTATATTCCGTCAAACAGTCCGCCTAAATCCCACTCTGCCTGAATTTCTTCCGCAAGTTTTTCGATTAGTTTTTCGTTCATTCTCTCAAACTCATCTCGTTATATCGCGCCGTCATCCGATCGATCGACTGCGCCAACTGCGAGAGCGCCGCCGGGTCTTGCGGCTGCTGTGCCACTTGCGCCGCGCCGGGCTGCGCGATCGTCGTGCCGTCTTTGGGCAAACTTTCCGGCAAGAACTGCGTTCGCTTGCGGATCGCAATCATGTCATCTTTGCCGAGCGGTAGAATGTCCTTGATGCTTTGCAGAAATGATCCGATGTCGCCTAGCGCCACATTCTTATCGGGATGCTTAACCACAAGACGGGGCCGCTTCGTCATGCCAGGGAACGCGCCGTCATTGACGCGAAACAGCCAGCCGCCGTATTGCTGATCAAGTTGCTTGACAAATGAGTCTTGCATCGTGTTGAAGCCGAGCAACCACATATCGGTCGAGGAGTCCATCGAGGCGTAACTACCTTGACCCGAAATGGTATTTTGGGCCAACCACGCCATGTTGAAAATTGCAAGTTTCAATAGGCCGTAATATCGGACGGTTTCAAGAAGCGCTGATGCCGCGCTGAATGGAATATCTTTAACGTCACTTGTAAAACCGTATGGATTCAAAACATAGTTGCCTTCTTGTGCCGTCAATACCGCGCGCGCCAATGCTCGCACGTTGCTTTTATCTTCGGTCGTTAATGCGCCTTCACTCGTCTTACTCACTTCTAGGTAACCGGCAGCGTGTTCGCTGCCGATGCCAAGCACGACTTCATAGCCATACTTGATACGCTCAAGGCGATAGATCGCTTCGAGCGTCGCTAGACCTTCGGGCGAATTTGGATCACCGTGCGTGAAATGGACGCTTTGACTACTGGGTAACAAAACCTCTTCATTCGGTGGATCGCTTTGCCACATCCCCCTGACCTCGCCGGTTGTCTGTTGCAACTCCCAGCGGGAGAATGTTGAATGATCGCGGAAGGCCAACTTGCGGCAACCGATCAAGCCGTCATTGAATTGTGATCGCCAGTCGCTTTCGTCCGGCGCCTGCCAGTCTTTTTTGCGTAAGCCCGCAGTGAGAGCAAAATACGAGAAGCCTAAAAACGGGGTGTGATTGACGTTGGTATCTAACGCAGCAGCCAGATCGTGATTTTGCAAATCTGAGTTGTAGAAGTCAACCGCCCGTTTGTCATCGTCGGTTGGATGCTCGACATCGGCGGGCGTTTCGGCACGCACTGATAACCGCGCCGTCAATGGCGTAAACACGCCGCGCACCATCGAGACTTCGGGATCTGATCGCCGGATGCGATTCAAGTCCGGGAAACATTGCGGCCACATCAGTTTCGTGTCATAGGCTTTTTCGATCAAGCCGGACATAGCCGATATGCCGAGGCCGGGCGTGCCGAGTTCTTTGAATTGATTTTTGCTATCGTCCTGATTTGTCATCGCCATCTTGATTCGTATCCTTCCACTGTGCCGAGTTCGTCAACGCCTTCCCACGAAACTATGCCGGTTACTAATTTGCTAAATGCACGCCCCGCACATTCGATTTGATCATCATGCTTGCCGTCTGGAAAATCAAGCGCCTCGCTAATAAATTCCGGCGTCCATTTTGCGCGCAACACTCTAACATTTCCCGCTTCTGCTTGTGCAGCCAACGGATCGATCGCGCTGATCTTGCTGCCCGTTGTCGGCTCGGTGTGTACCGTATGCCCTGCCAGCAATCGCACGAATGAAGCCGCGCTATCCTTGCCGCCGCTACCCGGCTCTTGTTCGCCCCATTGACCAACATTGCCCGCGCCGTATTTTACAGTGTCCTTGTCGGCGGTGAGTTTGATTATCTGATCGCGTTCACCGCTTGACCATTGGCCGCGCACCACGTCCTCGATATAGATCGTGCCGTTTGCGTTAGCCAGCAACACGCCCGCCGTATAATCGCCGCCGCCCTGGGTAGCGGCTTTATCCCACCATCGCACGCGAGTTGCACCCATCGGCACAGCATCAGCGATCGTTAGCCATGACTCTTTGAACATTCCACCCTCTCGCGGGCGCGGGCGTTGCTGATAGAGTGACGCCCATTGATATTGACCGATCGCCGCTTTGATTTTATCGAGCGCGGTTTGATCGTATTTGTCAATCCATAACGGATCGCCTATCTCTCGCGGGTCATCCGCCGCCCCGATCGTATCGCACACTGCCGGAAACGATATGATTTTCCAGTCATCTGCATCCGCCGATTCCAAGATGCGCCCCATCACGTCGTTGATATGCCAGCGCGTTGTGGTTAGCAATATGCCAGCGTTCTTTTCGGCGCGGGTGTAAAACGTACTTTGCCACCAATCCCACACCTTGTCACGATAGCGCGGGCTGTCGGCCTCTTCACGATTCTTAATCGGATCGTCTACAATGCCGTAATCAAACCCCATGCCGCCAATACCACCACCCACGCCCGCACTGCGATATGTTCCACTATGATTGACAATCTCAAATATATCAGAATTGCGAAGCCATGAGCCATCGGCGATGGTTCTGATATTCTTGCCGAATAGCCGCGTGCCTGGAAACACCGCCGTGTATTTCTCATCATCCATAATCCGCTGCACGTCTCGATTCATGCGTTGCGCTAAATCTGCGCTATAACTACAGGCAATGATTCGCGCATCTGGCTTGCGCCCAAGAATATAAGCGGGCAAACGCCGGGATACCAATTCACTCTTGCCGTGTCTTGGCGGCATACACACGATAAGCCGCTTACATTCTCCCGCTACAAAACGATCAAGCCACTCGCACAAAACGCGGTGATGCCAGTTGACTTGATAATCAGGCTTGGTTGAAATTGTAAAATCAAGCAAGTCGGCAACCGAAATCGGCGCAACCGCCGCCGCCCCGCCCGCGCGCGCGTCAAGCGTCTCGCGTTCCGCTTGCTGGTACGCTTCCGCCGCTGCCTGATTCAACCAATCTTCGTCTTGCGGCTGCAACCATGTCGTTGTAGAGTTCGTCTGGATCATAGCCTCGTTGCTTTGCAATGTCGCGCCAATTTAATTCAACAACTGTCTTGCGATGTCCAAGTTCTTTTGCGATGTCATCCAGCACGCCGCGATACTCTTTGACTTCTGCGGCGTTAAACTCTTCGTAGTCGATGACCTGCATAAACTCGCCACTACCCAAACCCTTGACTTGATCGAGCCACAAAAACCCGCCGGTCAAGTCTTTCCACATCAGCGCCGCGAGTATCTGTAAACTTTTGACGCGCTCAGATTTTATAGCAAGCCCTGTCCGCAGTGCGTCAAACTCACCAACGGATTTAATCGCCTCAAGATCGTGCTTGCGAGTTGATCGGTAATAATCAACCTGCGTGCGCGTCACGTCGAACACGGGTTTGAAATTAGCCGCCCGCTGATTGATCTCGTCTGTCTCTAATCCTTCGGCTATCCATTGGAGTAGAGCCTCTTTTTGCTTTTTTCTTAGATGCTTGCTGCCCACTGTTACCGTCCGGTTTTGTCTCAATTTGTGTTACAGACTTAGCGAAACTACCCTGCTTTGTTAAAAACCATGCGGCCTGATTGATGCAATTTTCTGGAATGTTGAACGTCACATCAACCGTGTGATCTTCAAGCGTTCGTACCCGCTTGATCAGGTGCTGATATTCCACCGCCGCTATCTTCTGCCCGCTCATCGTCGCCTCACCGCGCCCCGCACGACGCCGCGACGGCCAGCAGCGAGAGCAGCAGGCACGCGGCGAAGAGGGCGGCGTAACGGTTAGCGGGCGGGAGTGGGGTCATGGGTCTAGTAGTTCCCACTTTGCGTTTATGGAACGCACGCCGCTCATCTCGCACACTTCGTAATCTAACGCCTGTTTTTTATTTTTATAAACAGGAATTACAGATAGATCGCCAGAAACGCCTATTGTCTTTATACCGCGCCTCTCAATTTCATCCGCGAGTGAGCGTAAGCGATCAACAAACAACTGGGCAGTAGTTTTCTCGTCGCTCATTTCTGCTCTATCTCCAATTCCTGAAGCCATTTCAGATTACTCCTCGCCGCCGCCAATTCCGATCGCAGTTTTAGCACCGCCGCGTATGCGTTGCGGCAATGCGTGAAGCAGTTTTGTTTCCAGCCGGGATCGGCGACTTGATCGCGCATCTCGAAGCCGCACTCGTACTTAACGAAATGCGACAGCCCGCTTCCGCTGTCCCACGATCCCATAACCGCCGCGCCGCAGATCGGGCATGATGATAGATCGATGACAAGATCGGTGTTGATAGCGTTAGTCATTAGTAATCAATTAGTTCAGCGAGACAATCTCTAAATCATCTCGCGTTAAATCTTTTACGACAATTATATGCCGTTCGTGTTCAGCGCACCATTCTTGATACCAGTTGTTACTCAAATCGCCTGCAAGCATTTCGGCAGTAATAAGATGACGCCTAGCCGTGCAATTTACATCGTGTGTAATTGATTCAGTCTCAAAATTAACGCGTCTCGAATTGATATAACCAAACACAGAAAGATGTTTTATTTTAACAAGTTTTCCAAACGGATTATCGCTCATCGCCTCTTACCCTTTCGCGCCGCCGTGACGATCGCCGTCGCAAGCGCCGCAATCGCTAAGACGACCAGCGCCGCAATGACTTCGGGCGGCTTGTTATTCGCGCAGCGCGTCTTGAGCGGAAACGCGCGATCGAGCGTGCGCTTCGATTCCGCCGTCACGTCAATGTGTGCCGATTGCGGTTGCAGACACCAGCGGCAATGCTCGGCCATCGATCGGCACAGGCAGCGCTCGTAATGAGCGCACGGCACGCGCTGCCACGCCGGATCACCGGCTTCGGGTAGACGAAGCGTCTCAATCATACTTGAACTAAGCCCATTCATTTCGCCGTCACCTTCAAGGCATGTTTCAGAGCGTAAGCCTTAGCCGCATTCGCGCCGCTTGATTTCAGCACGCGCTTGTATTTGTTATACTCGCGTGCCTTAGACGCCTTGTATCGTTCGCACTTCTTTTTGTTGCGGCCAATCTTGCGGCCTTTACCGCGAGACTTGGTACTAACGTCACTCATGCCCACCTCCAGTCAGGCCAATCGCCGCGCTCGATCCGCTCGATCTTGGCATCGTTATTCCGTACCGGGCCAGTCGGCGCGACGGGCGGCGGCTTGACGGGCGCGCGATACTTGCGAATCGCCAATAGCGGATCGATGTAGTTAGCCTTGACCCGCGCTAAATCGGTGCCCGGCCAATCCCACGGCTTGTCACCTAAGTTAATCCGCGCCATGTCAAAATGCAGATGATCGGCCTGCGTGTTCTCAGCATTGCCGACTGTGCCGATCAAATCGCCGCGCTTAACGGGTTGACCCGCCTTAACTAAGATGGTATCGCCGTGTGCGTAGCGCGTCCAGATCGGATACTCAAGCGCGTTGAAGTGCTTAATGACGATCACCTTGCCCCACACTTTCAGCAAGCCCGCAAAGATAACCTCGCCATCGCCCGCCGCGTAAAACGGCGCGTGCCGATCGGCGTTGAAATGGGGGTGATTCATGTTTAGATCAGCGCCAGTGTGAAAGTGCCACACGCCTTTTCTGATCTCGTATCGCGTCGCGTAACCTGTCGCGTCTACCCAGTGACCGGGCCAAAGTTTTGGCTCTGCGCGTTCGTCGGCTGCGCCGATCGGCGCGTCGAAGTAGGTGTAGTTGCTCATGCTATCACCAATAAATTATTTGCCCGATGCGTATTAACGGACGCCACTAGCCTGATGCTTTCAACCCGATCTGTATATTTCCACTCTAACGATTTCATCAGTGCCAGTGCTGCCGATTCTGCCTGTAGGACATCTTGAGCCACAACAAAAACGTCAATAGTATCAATGCCTGAAACGCGCTGATAAACACAAGTAACAAAATAAAGATTCACGCCATCACCGCCGAATACGTCGCCACCCAACCGCCTTGCAAGTGCCTGGGCGCGATGACCAACTGCCTGAACTCCACCGTGCCGACTCGCACTGGCGCGCCGAATTGCAACTGCGGCAAGAGGTAATCAACGCCGTCGCTGAATTGCGCTTGCAGGAATCCCATGATACCGTGAACGAAGTCCGACTGGCGATAGACTGTGGCAAACGATGAACTGAGAATAATGATCGGCACATGGTCATTGGTGGGCTGCGGGTCAGGGACGGGGATCGGTTCGGGCACGGGCGGTGGCGTAACAACTGGCGGCGCAACGACATCACCGATCGCCTCAAGGTAGCGGGTAACCGGTGTGTGGTCGATGATCCACGAAATGCCATAAGCCCGCCAGATCGCGCCGTCAAATTCGCGGGTGCTGAGCGAGGCGTTGATAACCTGCCCGGCGCGTAGCGGCTTGCCGGTATCACGACTCAGATCGGGATCGCCGTCATCGTTGGGGCGTATCGGTTGATCGATCAAGCATTTGAATTGCGGCATGTGTTTTGAGTTTGCCGCCGCCGATGCTGGAGGAGGGTACACCGGCGGCGGCCAATAAGTAGCGGGCAATGCGTTACCCGCCTCGATCAAGCGCCGCTAGGTGAGATGGTAAACGGCGCGAATCGGCATTACTGCGGCTTGACTTCGCTTACCGTCGTTGCCACTTGCGTGCTAGGTGATACCTGTCGCGTCGTGGTTACCGAGGTAGTCAGGCCGCCGATCAACTTCGCCACATCATAAAAGCCAGCCGCGCCCAAGCCGCCCAGCACTCCGATGAACAAAATGCGCCCCACGCCATCTGGCAACAACTGAGCCGCCAAAGTAAAGATGAGGCCGACAACAACAGAGAGCAGCGTCAACAACTTGCCCGCTGCCCCTAATTCCTTCAACAGATTAACCGTGCCGACAATTGCCGGTAACGCTAAAACCATCAAGCCTGAATCCATTATGATTATCCTTTCGTGAAGTTGTACCGCGCCCGATCGCGCCGCGTTTACGGCTGGCTGCTCTACGTCAATAACCCGAATATCGCCGTGGTTGCGCGGGCGAGACATACGTCAATAACCAGTAACGCGATCGGGCAGCCAGAGAGATGCACGTTTAGTTTATACCAAATCATATCTCAAGTCAACTGGCAAAAAGTGACGCCGCGAGCGCCGTAGACGCAGGCGAGCGGACGGCTAAAGCGTAAACGGCGGCGGCGCTTGGGGCCCTAGTCCGTTTTTACAAATAATCGAGCGGGCTTACTACTGCGATCAACGGTACACCACGGCTCGAACGATTCGAGCGATTGAAGTAGACTACCCATAAATGATCTGGCAGATGAATAATGTTTTTTACCCAGTTGACCATAAATATCCCTAACGGTACAACCGGGATTATTTGAAATGAAGTTTTGTACATCGAGCATTGTTTGACGATACGGGGTTAAGTGATGCCCGCTCTGTGACCCTGCACGTGAATAGGTTTTATGAAGGTCGGTAAGTTGATCTAAGTATCTTTTAACAATGCCTTGATTTTTAACAAAGATGGGCGGGCGAGCCAACTCCTCAACGCCATCCGATTTCACTTCCAGTATACCCACCCTGAAATAATCTCTTGCAACCCTGAAGTTGCTGCGATGCTTTGATCTAGGTATTCCGATTGATCGATAGTGCACAGGCCATGCGGCGGCTTGGGTCAACACGTCTAACCCATAATGTGTCTTGGTTTCAATAATCCACATGATGCCATTACGCACAGCCACTATATCGGCGACTTGATTTCTTGAATCAAACTGGACTTCCTGATATATTTCCCAATATTGATCCGTTAGCCATGCAATGATTTTAGACGCTATTTCTGTTTCTTGATGTTTCATTTCAAATTACCCCTGCCTATCGCCGCGATCGCCGCGCCGGGGCGTGTCGCGCGGCGGGCGTGTCACTCGTTTGCTACCCTCAACTCAATATCCCCGTGGCACGCCTGATTGAGTCCGCAACAACAGGCCACATTACAGCCACGAAGATCGCGCTTGATCCGCTCTTTCAACTCGCGGCCAATTTCCAGTGTCAAGAAAATCTCGAATGCCTCTAGGCAATCCTCGCGGGTAAGCGTTGCGCCCAATTCGTGCTTAAAGCGCGACGCCACAATGAACGGCAGTTCGATCGACGGCATACCGATCTTAAATCGATTGCCGTAGCGTGTGCCTCGGTAGATACGCTTGATCGGCAATCCGTTGGGCGATACGAGGTGCGCGCCCTTGCGTCGGCTGTGTTGCAGGCGAACGGGGTGAATGGTCATACTAAATCCAGTGCCTCGATCTCTTCTTTGATCTTATCGATATTCCAGTTATATAACCCGGCTTGCGCCGTGCGTTTGATTACGATCGCTATCTGGACATCAAGGCGAATCACAAGGTATAGCCCGCCCGCTGCCTCGACCGCCGCCTTCACTCGCTTCTCATTGGCTGTCAATGTGCCGTGCGGTTGCTTGTATTCCATCACGATCGGAAACGGCAACAGGCCATGCACGAGCCGATCGAATCCGTCCTCGCGTCGCATCGGTTGCGGGTAGGCTTTGACCGCGATCAGCATTTCGTCAAACTCTTTGGCGTTGCTGTCCGGTTTCTGAAATTTGTAGTTGGTCATGGCTTCTATGCTTTATAGACTCATGGATGTCATACCGCACAACTGGATACTTGCCCGTGCCGTTACAAGTCGGACAGGTTCCTTTTGAAAAGTATCTGCTCTTGCCTGTGCCATTGCAGAATCGACACGGCTTAAACACGGTGTACTCGATAACCTTATGGCTTGTGTGTGATTCCTTTTCTTCGCAGTCGCTCATGGCTCATCTATCCATTTCTTGACCCGATCGATCATGGCTTGATTTGACTGAGCGATTAACTCTGCAATCAATTCAAATTGTTCATCGGCTGATAGGTCACCGATAATTTGCGACAGTTGTTTCAGCGATAACTTTGATGCAACCTCAATCTTTTCTGCGTTCCAATCTACTTTGCTCATGCCTCATCCTTAACCCAATGATTAGCCACATCGATTGGCGTTGTCTTGATCGGCTTACGATGCGCCTTTGGATCGAGCGCCGGATCGTAATCAGGTGTTGGCTTGCCGTGTTGCCGCCGATAGCGATAATGCAACGTCGGTATCAGCGCGGCTTGCTTGAGCGTGATCTCTTGCCCCGATCGAATCGCGTCAGATACGCACCGCACAAAGCGCTTATCGAACGAACCGACCGCGAAGGTGCATCGGCGCAAGTCTCCAAGTAGTGATTTTTCCATGCCTGTGGCGAGTCGTTTGTCGCTCATGCCTTCAACTCCTCGATCATCTTTGCCAGGAGTTTGATCACGCCCTCAAACTCTTTGCGCTGATAACTGGGCACATCTTCCAGCATCTTTTCAGCAGACGAATGTAGCCGGTTCAGTTTGCGCCCCCACCTCGATCGATATTCGGTCGGCTCTTGTTCGCTCTCGATATAATCCGCCATCGACTCAGGCGACCAGCCTTCTTGTTTCGCCGCCGCCAAGTAGCCGATCGCCTCAAGCGGGCCAAACTCGTACCGCTTGATCGCCTGCCCCAACTTCCAAAAGTGGGCATAGGGCAGACAAAAACGAAGTTCCGACGTTTGCGGTAGTTCGCGCCGGAGCGACAGATACACCACCGCCGCCGCTGCCATACGCTCGATCGTGTCCACTGAGCGACGCAAGCGCAACGCCAGCCCGATCGTATCGCCGCGCTGGTACTCACCGACGATCCGCCGCGCCGCAAAGCACACGCCCCACTGTGCCGCGTCACCATTGCCTGCGTGATGGACAGCGCGTTCGATGAAGTAGGCCGCGCCGGTCATGCCGTCACGCTTTCGATCTCTATCAAGTTCGCGATCTCGGGTGGGAGCGCAATGCGAGGATAAGGTTTGCCAACAACTGATCGGTAGCATTTTCTAAACCACTTCTTAGCAGATTGATACTCGATCGAGTTGGCTAAAATGGGCAGAGACAAGCCCGTCCATATTTCCGGCCTGCGATTTGCTTCTGATAACAACTTTCGCGCTAATCCGTAGGGCAGATCATCCCCTAACCCGTAGCCCGATCGAACGTGCGTAATTGTCCAGCCTACGTCATGCTCAAGCGATCGGTGCAATGCCAACTCGCCGTGAACATCAGCCGAAATTTTAATTTTCATTTGTCGGCGCGAATTGCCATGCAAAATAGAAATTGTTTGTTTGCTCATCCCGCCTCGCTTTCGTCCGCGCCGCCGCGCAACGACGCAGGCAGGATAGACCGTAATTCACCGATCGGAATGTTTGGTAGATACTTTGCCTTGAACTCAGTAAGCGTCATGGCTGATATTTTGTCGGCAGAGTCGGGTAGCACCGCCGCCAGTTGATCGGCTAAGTGGTGCAACGTTTCAATAACCGTTTGATCATCAACCATGCCGAGGATACCTTGAACATCGCTCAGACTTTGATCAATGACTCCCCGTAGTTCGCCTATGATTTCGCTAGACTCTTCTGATTCGCTTGTCAACACGCTGACTAGATCGTCCGCCGCCTCCGCCCGCCGCACGGCGGCGGACAGCGCGCGTTCGAGTGCGGCCTCGCGGCGGAACTTCCACATGATGCGGCGAAATGTCTTTTTCTTTTTCGTAAACGGAAGTTGCCGATAGTAAAATTTCCACCTTGCCTGAGCGTTACTGCTCGCGCTCCGCGTCTCATTGCGCTTGCGGATCGCGTCGAGATCGGGCGCGGCGGTTTCGGGCGGGCGGTTCGGTTGGCCGGTCATCTGGTTTGTCCTTTCGTCTCGCCTTCATCCGCCGCCGTGAGTGGCGCGTCTGGAACGTAATCAGCAAGCCATTTACAAATTTGCCTGATTGACGCTTCGCCTATATTGTGAATATCCCAAAGTTTACCATTCAGTAAATCACGGTATACGGCCTGCTTATCAATTACGCAATTTGTCCAATATGAATCTAGGTCGATAATATACTTAGCACGATACAAAGCCCTTGCAACTTTTACCGATAGTCCAGATTTATCAAAGTACGATCCATCCTTCGACCTTTTGCCAGATCGGTTTTTCGATATTTCGTATAACTCGTCTGCCTTTGTCTTAATTGCCATTGTCGCTCTCCACCGCCAATTCGACGCGCGGCCATGCCGACCAGTCGTTGACCCTGCCATCAACTCTTGCGCCGTTTCGTTCGCAGAAGTCCGGCAAGTCGTTAAGCATGACGCGCTGTACCGACTGCGGCTTGACCGGCGCGATCGGCGTCGAGGTCGTGCGGTCGATAATCGGCGTACCCTGCCAGTAGTTGATCATGTCACGCCGCGCTTGATCGGCGTTGGGGTTGGGCTTGACGTTCATAGCAGCGCCGCCTGTCGCTCGATCGTTTCCGGCAGGCCCCAACCCGCGCGCCATTCCCGATCGAGTTTGGCGAGATAGGCCGTCTGCCCGATCCGCTTGAGTTCGGCCATTTCGAGTTTGTATTCTTTTTCGGCCTGATCAAACTCAGCGTCGGTATAAACGCGCGTCGGCGGCTTTGTCTTTTCGATCTCTTCCAGATGCTGCCAGCCAACCGAGCGCCAGAACCCACACCACAGAAACGCATAGCAGATTTCAGCGTACCAGAGATTGCGGGTGTTCTCGCTTTTGAACGATACGATATACGCCTCCTCCCACTCTCGGACGTTGCTCTTGCCGGTCGGCCAACCGCTCGCGTCGAGTTCGGCGCGGATGACGCGGCCTGCGATCGGCAGGGTCTTGAGTGTATCAAACTCCTCTTGCGAAAAGAGGATCGAGACTTCGGTCATTTTCTTCATGCTATCTCGATCTCCCCTCTGCGATACGCCCGCAACATTTTCAGCGCATAAGTATCGGCGTCTCTCTCGCTGAATTGGCCGCGAGCGCCCCACACACGCCAGCCGCGCGGATGCTTGGCTTGCCACAGATGGCGGAGTTCGTGCGCTGTCACGGTTAGCAATGCCTCAAGCCGACTGTAAAATACCATCGGCAGATATGCGCCATGCTCAGGCACAACGATCGGGTATTTGTCGTCCTTGCCGATCGAGACAATGACCAGCGGCGCGGCGGTGGCGTGATACGCACAACCCTCACTGTAGGCCATGCCCCGATACGCGCCGCGACAATTCTTGATCGAAATATCGAAGCCGCTTACATCGGCGGGCTTGACTGCCCGAATGATGGCGCGGATCGTTTCGTCTGGAATGTCGGTATAGTTTTTGAGTTTCATGCCTTCACCCCCTGCGGCGCGGGCAGCGCCTCGATCGCCGCGATTCGCTTACCAAGCCATTCCGAGCACGGCACGGCGACCGCATTGCCAGTTTGCCGATAGCGGGTTGAATCACTTTGACCCGCCGTATGGTTATCGGGGAAGCCCTGCAAGCGTTCGCACTCGATCGGCATCAATCGACGAACGCCCATGCTACCCGCGATAGCATCCTCGCGGCCTGACAGTTGAGCGATACCGTCCTTGCGATGAATAACAGTTCGATCACTACCGCCCATAAATGGATCGAAGGCGATGATCGGATTCTGATAATTCAAAGAATGACCGCCCGTCTTTTTGCTTTGCAGTGTACCGCTGATACCGTCAGGTTGCTCTCGCATATTTCGCACATCGATCGCGGAGACAATAAAAGTTTCTTCTGACCCATCTCCTAGCCTCTGATTCTTTGCCGTCAATGCTTTGGCGATATAGTTCTGCTGTTTCATGCCTGCCTCAGCCGATAACGCACCGACGATAGCGCCATCGCCGTTGATCATTCGTACTTCGTCGCGGGTGTTTTGCTGAAAGGCTACCGCATGAACTTCGCTGGAATTAAGAGTGTAACTCGAACCGTCGGTAATCACCTCGCCATACTGCGGGCCGTTCTGAGGCTCACGACCTATCGACGCGCCTTTTATAACCGCGATCATCTTTTCGGCTTCGGTTCGTGCGTTGCCCGTGCGACTTGTTCCAGCGCCGCTTGCAGGAATGGCGGCAACAATTTGCCGCGCTTCTCGGCTCGGCGCAGAATCCCACGCGCCGCTTTCTGACTCAAATAATACTTGCGCGGCGCGTCCGCTTCCAAGACTTCCGACAATGAACACACGGCGGCGGCGCTGGGCCACTCCAAAGTATTGAGCGTCAAGTATCCGCCACGCGACGCCATACCCGCATTCGACCAACCCGCGAAGGATAACGGCAAAATCTTGTCCGCCGTTGCTGGATAAAAGACCGGGGACGTTCTCGATAACAACCCATCGCGGGTTAAGGTCTGCAAGAATGCGATGGAACTCAAACCATAGTCCGCTTCGCTTTCCAGCCAATCCCGCGCGGAGTCCGGCCACCGATACGTCTTGACAGGGGAATCCTCCGCAAATAAGATCAACTGCTTCGACTGCTTGGCTGTTGATTTCTTTGACATCGTTAATCCTTTGGGTGTGGGGATAATGACGCTCTAAAACTTTTTCAGTTGATCGCCCGTAATTATTCAACTCCGCCCACTTCGATTTTATTTTCTTGACTTGCTTTGGCGATGTTGCCGCTTCAATCTCTGCGTTGTGCTCAGACAGCGCATAGGGAGATTCGTCAGGACGGAATAGATCGCACTGAAAAGCGCAACGCATTCCAGCGCGATCGAAGCCGACATCGAATCCGCCAATGCCTGTAAACAAACTACCGTAAGTAAGTGGCCTACCAGTCATTGATAGTTACCCATGCTTGGATGCGACATATAAAAAAACCGCCTCACTCAGATTTGTTTCTCAGGCAAATCGGCAGGACGGTTAAGTCTTGGAGTAAGGCGGTTTGGTAAAACCTATTATTCAATTGACAACAAAAAACCGCCTAAAACCGTTCGCCTGAGATGACTTAATTATATTCAGATCGCGCTAGAAGTCAAGAAGCAATTTCAATAAATCAGGAAAGACTATATCTATTCCCGCCGCTACTTCTCCCCGCCCCTCACCGCGTCCAGCCCCAGCCGCCCGCGCCGCACGTTCCACGCATCGGCGCAGCGAATGAGCCGCAGGGCGTGCGCGGCGTCGGCCTCGTTGCGGTTGCGGACGCGCAGCACGCGGATGCCGCTCGTCACATAGTCCAGTTCGTCGCGTTCCTTGTCGCGCGCCCGATCGTGTTCCGGGCCGTCTACCTCGATCGCAATGCCTAAGCGTGCATTCCAGAAGTCGAAGATACGATAGCCCCATACGGCTTGTCGTGTCCAGCGGTAGCCGGTCGCCCTCAACTTGTCGCGCAGCCAGTTTTCGTTCGGGTTGCGGCGGGCTAGTTCGAGGTTCTGCGCGCGGCGGCGTTGCATGTGGGGGGTTATCGGTTGTGGGGTCATGCAACAGCCCTTTTTAGTTCATCGAATATCTCGTTCTTGATTTCATCCTCGATGTCGTGCCACCACCAATCGAACCCCTTGCGACTATTGAGAACTTTGTAAGCCCTCCAAGCGCGTTGAGTTTCCAAGTCTTGTCGGCCTATCTTTTCATCATAGTTCTGAGTGCCGTCATACATCAGTTCGTACAGATCTATAAAGTTCATTGTCCCAACCTCGCCATATTCGACAACTCGTCGCACCGTTCGTTTTCGGGATGGCCGGTATGCCCGCGTATCCATTCGGTCGTGACGCGGTGCTGACTGACCAACGACTTGATCCGCAACAGTAGTTCGATATTCGCCTTCGGTTTCTTCATGCCTTCGATCGCCTTCTGTGTGTACTCGCTGTCTGTCCAGATCGTCACGTCGTGCGGCCCGCCCTTGAGTGCCGATAGCGCCTCGATCACGGCGGTCAATTCGGCGGTGTTGTTCGTGGCGATCGGTAGCCGTCCGCTGATCTCTTTCGTCTGCCCGTTGGCTTTCAGGATCGCCGCCCAGCCGCCTGTACCGCCAGGGTTCGGCCATACGCTGCCGTCGGTGTAGATGTCGATGTGCATTTGTTCGTTGTCCTTTCAGGTAGTTTGTTTTGGATAATCATTGTTGTGGTGTATGCGTAATCCTCCTATCACATGATCAATGGTGCCGATCACGGATAGAAGGATTGATCGATAATCACCGCCGTGGAGTGCTTTACAGGAACACTCACCCGATGCCGTGGCTACGTGTGCCACAAACGATCCAGCCGCCGCTTACAAGAGACTCAACGCGCTCAGGTGGTTGAATTTACCGCGTAGCCATTCGGCTTCGTCTCTTGCATCCTGCCCAAAGGCAAACCGACGGAGGTTAACATGTTGATCTGAGTCGGCGGATTTGGATACTTGCACACGGACTTTGACGCGGTGATCAACCGCAGTATTGATCAGTCGTGCTATAATTTAGTTGTGAGTGTGCAGACTCACAGCGTTGTAAAACGCGAACGGCGGCTACTGACTTACGTCAGCGGTCGCCGTGTCGTTTAATGTTGCTTATACGGGTTAGACTCTGCGATCTGTAAATACAAGTTGCCGCTACATCCATCGCTAACCCCGCATTTCCAGTCACACTTCACTTGTATCTTGACTTCCATCTTGACTAAAATATCAAGCCCGCTAATTTGCATTTGCTTATCTTCAACAATTTCAGGCGCGGCGTTCATGGGGAACAGGCCGCGATTCAATAAGACCCTAACAACTTCAACTGCTTTGTTACCCTTTGATGTTGTGTTGTCCGCCTTGTTAAAATCAACCGCTGCAACCACGTCGGCGGGGATGTCCACAACTCGCAAGCCATCAATGTCGAAAGGCGGGACAAGCAGCCCCATCGCCGTTAAAATCGATCCGGTGTAAGCTGGTGCTTCGTGGTAGTGATGAGACTTAATTGCCCGCACAGCACTAGATGTCTGAAATACATAAACACACTCACCAACTACTGAGACATGCGCCCGCAGATCGCTCTTTTCTTGAAGTATTCCATATTCAAACAGGCTCATGCTTGATTTCCCCACACATCCCAGCCGATATGTTGCGCCCGCGCAAATAACTCGATGCGCTTGCCGTGTGTGTATATCTCGTCAATGATCGATCTAAACTCTTCCGGCTTTTCGCTATGCTTTTCAGTCCGTTCGATTTGCTGAACGCTATCATGCAGTTTTAGATTATCGGGCGTGCAACTGCCTCGCGTACACACTAACAAAAACTCGTGACGAACGCTGTTGTAATGCCCAAAGTTATGCTTGACCTTATCCCACACGAAAGACGTTTTATACTCAAAGCCCCATGCCTTGATCACGCTGAAAGATTCTTCGAGTAGTGGTGAGGTTGTCCACAAAAACAAAACGGCGTCATCTTCAACCAGTGACTTGATCGGCAACAAACAAAGTTGCTCGATCGTCATGGTCGGATAATGCCGCTCGGCATGTCCATAGTTATCATTGTCTGTTATCACGCCGGAGTCATTGTACTTCCACGGTGGATCAGCATAAACGATTCGATACTTCGCATCGGGCAGATCGGGCGCGTCGCTCATGGCTTGCCGCCGATCCTCTCTGTCAATTTCTTTAGCCAGCCTCAGCACGCCGCTGGTTGTCATCTCTTGATCTTCGTCTCTGGATTCTGATATGTAATTCTCGAAGGCTTTAGCGGGGAGTTGTGCGATCTGTTGCCAGCGCGAGGAATCGGCTTTTTCAATTCCTAAATCTGAAAGGGTCGGCTTGGAAACGGTATCATCTTGTAACCGTTTTTCTGGACGCCCGCCGTTCTGCCGATCCATCTTGATCAAAATCTCACCGGCGCGACGTTGCGCCCGTAACTTGATCTCCGCCGCGTGGTTCTGTGCCTCAAGCCCTAATTCAACCTCGCGGGCATAGACACGAGCGGCCTCGGCTAAGTTGATGATCTTCTTAGCGTCATCGACTGTCTTGATCTCTGATAGCATCCGCGTGGCGTCTGTTAGTTTTTGAAGTCCGGTTTGTTGTGTCACGTTGTCCCCACTATCTTAAATTTCTTCACTGCCCACCACGGGCGCGATCGTCCATCTTGAGATAAGAAGCAATTTGAATGAATAGACGTAATCGAGTAATCGAACCAGCGATCTTCATCGACGCCATTCTTGAGATCAACAAACCGGCAAAGGCATTTCACCTTGACCGGCTCACTCAGTTTATTGTTATTCGTTTTTTCTTGCAATAATTTCTGTAACTCGAATCCTAGTTCCATGTGTCCTCACAAAACAAAAGCGCCTTTCACCTGCGTCTGTGCCTGTGCTGTGGAAGTGCCAATCGAGGAATGGCATTAGCAGAACACAGGCGCATGTGAAAAGCGCCTATCCCCGATGCTTTACGGCTTCCACACCGTTATACACAAACATTATACACCCGTTGTCAAGTGCCTGCAAGTCAAAGTGTCTACAACATTTCTTTTACGGCCTTTGCACATTTGGTCATCTTTGCCGCCGCCGGAGTCGAACCGTTTTATCGGACTGCAAATCCGATCTCGTCCCACGTCTATCAGCGGCAAACATGCGCGATGCCGTGCGCGATATTCTCCTGTGGCTCAGTATACCTCATCTGTCAACTGACAAAATACTTGACGCGGGGAGAGCCGTCTGGTAGCATTACGGTCGCCACTTTCGCCAGATACTTTTCCATTTGTTCTTCGTCGAGTTGAATCTGTTCTTCGTATTGCTTTCTGGCGTCGTTTACTTTTCCGCTGCCGTCGCATTCTTCGCACTCCATATCGCCGCCGCAGTGTGGGCATTCGTCCGTGCCAGTTCCGCGACATTCACGGCATTCGACTTCTTGGAGTAACACTTCTGGATTTTGCTCGATCCATTCTTCGTAGGTTAGGTGCTTAAATGTGCTCATCGTTTTTCCTTCCCCGCCGTGTCAACTGGCAAAATCGCGCCGCTTGTCAAGCCGCGCCGCCTTAGCCCCGCCCGCTGCTACGCATTGTTGGCGCGGTCAAATTCAGCGTCTCTTAGCGCAATCAATTCATCCGCATGTTCCATCGCTTCATCATACACTTTCTTTGCGGACTCGTCTATCCATATGTTTTCCATTGCCACGGCCTCGCCCGTTTCTTTATTCACTGTGACTCGTGGCAAGCAAGACATGGAGTATACCTCAGCCGCCGCATTAACAATTAGATCAATGTATTCGGTATAGTGTTCTATTTTCGCATTGGTTATCACGTCACCTTCTCCTTTATCGTATCGCCCGCTGCGCCGTCGCTAGTCGCGCCGCCCGTCAAGCCGTCACCCGCCCGATCGTCCGGTTCAAGCGGCGGCGCGGGCGTGGGTCACTTTAGTTTATCCGGGTCAAACTCATCAAAGACGATCCTCGCCTTTGCGGTTTGCGTCTTTCCGTTAAGGTAGTATTCATTCCACAGATCGCCAGTTTCATCGCCTTCGCCGTGAAGCGTAAATAGAATCGACCTAAATTTATTGCTCAGTGCCAGCATGTCAAGTTGATGATCATGCCACTTGCTGGCCTCGCCGCCTTCTCCGTCGAGTTCGTCACCGAGCGCATATTTCATTTCGGCGGTTATTAAATCGCTAGATAGCAAAACTTCTATCAACGACATTTCGACGTTGGGCTTGCCGCAAGTTGGGCAAAACATCGCGCCCGCCGGTTTTTTGTGGTCGCACCTTTCGTGCTTTGTTTTTTCGTCGGTGTCTTTCCATGTCAGTGTGTAGTGTGTGTAATATCCCATTTCGTTTTCTCCTTAGTGGTTTAATTTCGTCGTCTCGTCGTCACCCGCCCGCCGATCGCGCAGCCTGTAACGCTTTCAGATACGCCACAAACTCATTCATGTGTTCAAGCGTATCGCGCGCAACCGATAGCCGCATGTCGTTAAGCCGCGCGTCCGGTCGGTGCCCAAGCGCCTGCGCTAACTTTTCGTATCCCTCGATCTCGATCTGCTTGAGCGGGATTTCCGTGAGTGTATCGGCTAAGTCTTTCGCTATTTCGTCGTCCGATATATGCGCGTGCGCTTTCAGAATTTCAGGGGTAATTACTGTTGGGTAACGCATCTTGCCTCCTAGTTATCTATCGCCATGATTTCGTCAGAATGTGCGTCTGCGTTGCCGCCCGCCGCCGCGCGTCCGGCCACGGGGCGGGCGGCTAGTCGGTTTCCGTAGGGTAGTCAACTTGATCAGCAGACCATTGCATCAATTCAAGTACGCTTGATGTGCTTGGCCGCTTCGATGTGTGCATAATAAAGTCTGCGACAAGTTCATCAAGCATCTTGTGTAATTCTGCATGACGCTCTTTGTGCAGTTTGCGATCTTCGTCGTTGTTGCGCATCATTATCCTTTCGCCGCGCCCGCGTCACGCGCTGCGAGCGGCGGCGGTTGGTCTGCTAATAACTCTCTCCAATACTTGTACTGTTCAATTGCTTTTCGTATTGCGTCTGATTCAGATTCAGCACTAACGCCCATCTTGTCGCGCCAGTATTTTCTATCTGGATCGGAAAGTGTATCAAGCCATCCCATCAGGCTATTTGCGGATTCCAAGAACAGATTAAGGTGAATCGGATCGATTCTCATTACCTTGTTGTCGCTCATTATCTCATCCACCCGATCGCCGTCGCGCACCACGCCATCGCCGCGCAACTGCATAGCGCCGCGACGAACAGATACAGCCGCACGCGACGCGACACGCCGGGCAGTTGCGAGACGACGCGCCCGTATTCATCGACACGATCGCCGAGCGCGTGGCCGAGTTGCAGGTAGGTGTGAATTTGATCGCGGTCGTGTTCGTTGGTGGTCATGATTCGTTCCTCAGTGCTTCCACGGCCAATTCCTCAATGCTAGTGCTAATGATCACCACAGTCTTTTTAGCATACGGTTTGCGCTCGTAGACCGTAAACACGCGACGGCCTTCGTCGTCCTTTTCACCAATCAGCCAGCGCGAATGATTTGACAATCGGATGTGTTCATGTTCATCAAACAGGATGCTAACTATCGCGCTCATCGTTTCGCCTCGCTATCTTCCATCTGTTGCGCTAACGGCGTGTCCATCGCGGCCAACTCGCTGCGCTCCCGATCGCGGCGGCGCTTGATCTCGCGCTTCGCGTCGCGCTGAATATCCGGCGTGTTGCCATAGCGCGCAAGTTTATTCAATTCGTGCTGAGTAAGCACATGCCAATCGATTGCGGCTTTGGCCTTGTTTGAGTTGTGCCTGACAATGCTATGAGCGGCAAAAGTTGAGAATTTCATTTTGGCTCCTTCATCGTTACCACAAATGTCTTGATCTGCCGATCGATGTTGTGGTTAAAAATCACATCGCCGTCGTTGTCCTCGCGGGCGTTTGCCAAGCCGTAAAAATGTAGAGTATCAATTACAGTCTTGACCCGCAACTCATGCGCGGCGATGCGTTCGAGTTTTTCTTGCTCCCGCTTGCGATCGTATTCTTGATCGCGGGCTTTCAGCGCGGCGCGGTGGTCTAGTTCAACTTGCTGAAAGGCCGACAGATTGCCGCAATGCGGACAGAGTTTTGCATCGGTGAAGTCTGTGCCTCTTTTCCACATGTCGAGGCTAGAGTCCATTAGCCTACCGCAGCGTGTGACGTAATACCGCCAATCGTAATGAAACGGCTTATTTGAATCTGGATTCTTGACGACTGCATCAAAATCCATGATGTGCCATATCTGCGGCTTCGGATCGGGGGCATTCCATCTTTTAGATGTGCGCTGGAAAGCAGCCTCAATGATCGGCATGTCGCGCTTCGTGATCGTGCCGTTGGCCGATTTGATGTCGGCAATGCTTCGATGTTTCATCCCTGCACCGCCTTGCTGTCCGGTTCGAGCGCGGCATCGACCGCCGCGAGATCGGCGGGCGTGAGATCGAAGTCCGCATTGATCATTTTGATCTTCTTTGATAAGTCGCTGGTGCTGTCATTTACAACGTCATGCGCGGCTTGAGTGAACCGCGCGATCGTCGCCGTTATCGTTGCGGCGGGCGGCGCGGTGTGACGCTGTGCCGTCTCAAGTTTTTCAACCCGATCGATCAAACTCTGAACCTGAATTGCCAGAGCCATTTCCGCCCAAGTTACACGCGGAGCATCCTTGCTGGTATTGATGTCGTGTTCTGGGTTGTACCGATCGAAAATAGTTTGTAGGTCGCTCATGTTATCATTCTCCAAGTTCCCCTCGCTCCGTCGCGCGGTCGAATCGAGCGCGGCGGAGCGGGGGGCGGTGTGGGCTACAGGCCGGTATCGTCTCGGCCTAGTTGTTTCTTGTTCTTGGCGAGAGTCGCCATTGATTTGGCAGTAACGGGATCAGCGCCCGCGTCGTTCAGGAATACGTCTGCCTGCGCTTTTTTGAATCCCATCTTTTCGGCGTCGATATAGAACTGCGCGGCGGTGTATTCCTTAGCGTCGTGATCAACCACCTCTGATCCTTCGAGTTCCCAATCGCCAGGGTATACCGCTTCGTCGTCCGCATCATTCGCCGCTGCCATGCCGAACGGAACATCGAATCTCCGCTTGAGCGCGTCGGCCTCGGCTCGTTTCATCGCGCACTGGACAGGCTTCATTTTGGTATTTTCACCGCGCTCGATCATTCCGATTCCAATCGTGTACGGCTTACTTCCAACCATGTCCTTGACAACCTCCCACGGCAAGCCTGCTTTCGTCAAGCGTTCAACCGTGCCGGTGTACGAAAGAATGTTCGATGTATCGTACAGTCGGGCTTCGTAAGCCAGCGCGCCATCTGGTATCTGCAATTCCTTTCGCTCGTCAATATCTTTGATTGCTCGAAAGTCAATCCAGAAGTTACCCTTGTCTTTCATTTGCTGTCGCGCACATTTACGCAAACCCTTGACGCCAACCATTAGCCCTCGATTCGGGATCATCCATATTTCGCCATTGAACGGGTCAAGGTTGTGAGCGATTGCAGCCTGAGCAAGTGCTAGACGTTGCGATTGATCGAGTTTGCCGGGGAGCATCAGCGCCAGACGCTTGTCGAGTTCACGCAGGTCTGCGCGCGTGCCGTAAAGATCGATTCCGTTTTGTTGCGTTGTTGCGATGTTGGTAGTAGTCATGTTGTCCTCTGTTAAAAGTTTAAGATCGAGGCCGATCCCTGCGGGCGTCCATGCCGTTTGATTGCGGCCTCGATTTTGTTACGGTGTCGAACGTGTTAATTTTCAGTCACGCGCCTCCGTTACTTGAGTTGAAGTATGCGCCGCCTTCGCTAAAGCCAACGGCGCAACGAAAAGATAATTACTCGCCTCGATGATTCATAACCGGCTTGTGCTTCCACTTGTCTTTAATCTCTGCCGGTTCAAGCCACTTCATCCACGCGCGCCCCTGCTTGTATTCCTTGAATTGCTGTTCGCTCTCGAACAGGTGCGGCTGAATTTTGTATTGATGCTCTTCATTGACGCGCTCGAATTTCAATACCTCGCTGTCGCCTAGTTGATTCTTGCCGCCGTTGTGGAGTACGAGAAGTTCACTCATTAAAAGATACTCGGATCGAAGTCGGTGTGGTATGTAATTTCTTCGCTGTCCGGCGTTACGCCGTTCGCCGCGTCGAGGTCGACGGCAACGGCGGCGCGGGGGGAGGGCGCGATAACCTCGCGGGCTATCTCGCGGATGCTATTCAGCAGATCGCCGCGCCTCTTTGCGGATCGTTCGCCGTTACCAATGCTGTGATCAACATTGCCTAGCAGTCCGCAGATCGCCTTCAATGCGTTTTGCGCTTCGTCGCGCTGCGCGGTCAGGCGGGCGATTTTCTCGTCTCTATCGTCAACCATTTCAAACGTGGTTGTTTTCCATTCTTGCTTTCGATCGAACGGCGCTTCGCGTCCACCAACCGGACATTGATCAGTTTGATAATGATGCAATGCGTAATCGCCACCACAATTTTTGCACTTGTCCCATGAGTTCATGTCAATCCTCCAATCGATCGTATGTGCTCGTTGCCGCCGCGTCGCGCTCGGCTTGCTCCGCCTCGGCGTTCGGATCGCCCGCGCCGAAGTCCTGCGGATTGTCGCGCATCGCCCGCGCGATTAAGGCGTCCATCTGCTCGTCAGTCCATTTGCTCATTTCGTTGCTCCGTCGTTCGTCTCGCGTCCGTGAGGGCGCGGCTATCCAGCCTCATACCCAAGTCGTCGCGCGGCGTTATATTGGCATTCGTAGCAGTTACAGCCAAAGAATTGCAGCGCATACGCCTTCATCTCAACTTGGTACAACTTGATCGCTTGTGATGCTGTCATCGTCGTTCGCTCCGTGTCGGGCCGCGCTGGGCGGCGGCACGTTGATATTTAGCCAATGTCGCCAGACTCGGCGAGGTCTCGCGTGATCAGCCGCTTGCCGCGATAGATTTTTACGCCTCTGTCTAAATTGTCCCTAGCTGCCTCGCCGATCGTGCCGTAGTCTCGATTGATTTCTCTCTCGCCGTTATTCCAAACCTCCACGGCGCGATGTGTGTCACCGGTGTCACTGTTTCGGATTTGGATTCGCAGTAATTTAGCCATTTCGATTTCTCCTGTAGGTGTGGTGTGTCTGTCACTTACACTTATATTATACATATATCCCGCCAAAAGTCAAGCCCCAATTTCAAGACTCTAATTATTCATATTATGTAAATAGTTATGAATAATTAACTGGCTATTGACACGCGGCGAATTATGAATATAATGAAGGCGAGGTGATTAGATGAGGAAACCAAAGCCACAATCGAAGTATAAAGCAATTCTCTTAAAGCGCGAACGGGCCGACGCTCTGCTCGCGCTGTTCGCGTCTGTCGGCTTGCGGCTCAAGCGCGGGCCGAGCGGCGAAACCGGCATCGGCTTTGATGCGCTGCTTATGCTGGCCGCGCAACTGCCGACGAATTTTGGAACGTGCATCGTTCAGGCACGAGGTAATGCTACACAGCCCGCCGCCGCCTCTCACCGTGGCGGGCCGAAGCGCAAACGACAAGGAGTAACGCAATGAGAGAAATCGCTGGCTACATTGTACTTAATAGCAACATGTCAGATACGCCGTTGTATCTTTCAGTTGACGGCGTTCTGTATATCGGCAGCAAGATAACGCTATTCAAGGATCGAAAATCTGCGCGTTTGGCAGTGCGTCGAACAATACGATATGCAAAGCAGAAAGGGTATATGAATAGTGTTGAAACCGTTTGGGGCAAATACAGCATACGCAAATTGTCGAATGTGCCATCATCTAAACCGCCCGTAACGCGCCCCGCGCCGAAGCGGGCGCAGGCGAGAGGAGCGACGAAGGCATGAGCAGTTTACTACTCGACAAGGACAACCTAGACCGCAAGCCGCACAACATTACAGATGATGTGTGGTATTACGAAGATAAAAAAGGGATTGACCTTTACGTCTACGGTAAAAGTTATATGATTCCCGTTCGACAACTTCGATCGTATCTGCGGCGTCTTGACGCCCGCAAGCGTCGCACCGCGCCTCGACCGGCGGCGCGGCGAAAGGCGGGGCGATGAGCGAACCACACACGCACGTTTTGCAACTGTCTACACCAGACATGGATGACGGCAGCCGCGATATTGAGTGCTCGATCTGCTATGAACATTTCAGTACGCAGCAATTGATCGATGCGTACAACGATCGGCGCGTCGTTGCGATGCGGGCGATCGAACTGACGATCAAGGCGTGCGACAAAATAGTAAAGGTTGAGTACAACTATCAATCGCAGTTATCGCTAGTGGCAGCACAAGCCTGCTCAGATATACGAGATGGATTAAAAGAGCGCATCGACCGCGCTGCGATCGTTGAGAGCGCGATGAGCGAGGCGAAAGATGCTTGAGTTTATCATCGGCCTACTCATCGGATTCGTAGCGGGCGGCGCGATCGGGTGGTGGGCAATTACGCAATACTTCAAAGCCCCGTAACAGCCGCCTCGCCTGAGCCGGTGACGGCGGGCGATGAGGATAACTAAACAGGAGAATCATGGACGAGAAAACAGTAAGATTTAGAGTAGAGCGACATCAAGATAAAATTGAAATTGAACTTGTAAGCGGACAAGACTCTGCGACATTTACCGCGCCCGCCGACTCGTTCGTTGAGTTTGATCAAGCACTACATGCCGCAATCCTAGAATCTCAAGAGTGGGATCGCGTGCAAGAAGAAATCCGGTAGCCCGCGCAGCGTCTCGCGGCGCAACGGGGCGGCGCGGGCGGTAGCGACAAACTTTTATCACGGAGGATAAAATAATGTCAGATGAAATCAAGCAACACGCAATCGTTGAACTGTTCGGACACAAAACCCTAGCAGGCTGCGTAACGAAAGACACTTCGGTCTTTCCGATGTTGCGGATCGATGTTCCGGCAACGAGTCAGTATCCAGCCTTCACAGCCGAGTACGGGCCGGGCGCGATCTATGGTATCCGCTATGTCAGCGAAGAAGTTGCGCAGCGCACCGCCGAGGCCATCAAGGAAAATCCTGTCACGGTGTACGCGCCCGATCTCGTCACGCGAGAAACATTCGACAGGACGATCAAGGAATACCAGGATCGGATTCGAGAGGCGCGGGCGCTATCGTCTGGCGATCATGAATCCGATTTAGATGATGCCAAGATCGAAGATCACGGAATTGACGAAGATGAAATCGACGGCGTTGATACCGAGTTGATACCGTTTTAGCCCGGAGTGGGCGGGTTAAAAAAACAAAATGAAATCTAAAATCACTGCTAACGCTGGTAACACCAACACCCGCAAGATGGGCAATCGATCTTATCGGCGTTATCTGTCTGCTAACAGTGGTAACATTTCACCCCACGAAAAACGGGTATTAGTACGGCTCATTAAAGAATGCTACGCAATGGGCAAGACGTGGGAAGAGATTGCAGACACAGCTGGACATTCCGGCGGGTGGTGGAATGCAGTATCGCGCGGTGTTGGGCGCAACAAACCAACGCGCGCCGATCTTGACGCGATACGCATTGCATCGAATATCTGGAAACACCAAAACAAGCGAGGCGCAGAAGTTAGCCGCCGCATGGTTGAGATTGCATCACACACCGCGCAGATACGGCGATTGTTAAATGAGTTAGTCGAAGTCATGTAGCGTACCGCCGCCCGCCGCTCGAAGTCGGCGCGGCGGGCGGGGGCGATGAAGCGAGGTGAATAAAAAATGAAAGAGTCAATTTGTCCTAAGTGTGGAAATAAATTTAGCATGGGCTACAACGGTACGGTAAACGGTTGCGATAACTGTACCGGTGTCAAGCGTGACGCGGAGGGATTCGCGTGGTTTCCCGGTGAGGCAGAACACAACTATCAACCAAACGACAAAAGTTTATCAGAGTTTACAGTGTCGCGTGTTGTCGCTGGCGTTATTTAATGATCAAGTTAATCGCTCTCATCCTCATTGCCGCCGCGCTCTCCGCCTGCATCGTCGCGCCGGACGCGACGCCGCGCGCCGAGGCGCTGCGAGTTGCGCCGCCGGGGTTCACGCCGCGCTCACTCGCGGGTCAGGACGCGGTAGCAAAAGATGATCTAACCGCCGCGCAACGACAGGCGAATGAAGTAGCCTATGCGATTGCCGAGGCGACGGCACAGGCGCAGGCAACCATCGACGCGCTAAACTTTTCGGTCCAACAGTCAGCCGCAACCGCAACCGCGCAGAGCATGGCGATCAACGCGACGGCTACGAAACGCGCCGATGACATCATGGCAACTCAGCAAGCCATTGACGCACAGGTCAAGGCAACCCAAACCGCCGTGTCTATCGGCGCGGCGATTGAGGCGACGCGGCAAGTCGCGCATGAGCGGGCGGTAGCGTTCGATCTGTCCGCCGCGCAGAATCAGGCGGATCAGAGTCGGGCGCGTGAAAGTGCCGACATCATGGCGTGGATTTTTCGTTTCGGCGCGTTTGGAATCATGTCATTGATCGTCGTTCTGGGTTATCGATTGGCGCAATCGTTCAGCGATGCCGCGCAGTCCCGCGCCCTTGCCGCGAAATTAGTCTATGATGAATTTGGCCGTTACTTTTTAGACCGGAACACGCAAGGTCAAGTCACCATGACGCCGGTGCAATTTCTGAATGGCAACGTACCAGCGTCTCAGCAAGTGCTGGACAATGATGATGAAGAAGATGAGCCGGAAACTTTTCTTGACACGCGAACGAATACAGACGTCGAACGGGGTAATAACGATTACTGGCAAAATGAAAAAGTCTGTCGCACAAATGCCTGTACCTTGCTTGAGGCCTCGATCGATTATTGGATTGCACAGAGCATTGACGGGCAGGCATACAATATCTTGCCGTCCAGCCGCAACATGAAGCAATGGTCAACCGATTGGCGGGGAGCCAGTAAGCATGATTGGTATAGCAAGCCGATCGCAAAGTTTTTTGTTGAGGCGAAAGGCGAAGGGGGCAGGGTATTGGTAGACAAGAACTATCGATCCCTGAACGAATTGCTAACGGCTATCCGCCGCCATCACGCGCAGATCGATGTGTACGGGCGCGATATGAACGGCAAACCCGTACCGCTCTCCCCGTCTGGGTCTGTCGCAAAATGAAAATCGCAAGCGTGGGAACGGAACGGATTCAATCGGAACGCATAATCGGAACGGTGGAACGATGAGCGAGGTTCAAAAGTAATGAGTAATATCAACGTTATTAAACCGAAAGGTGAATTGTGCGAGTTGCGCGAATGTCCAGTTGGCTTGTTTCTGCATGGCGATACGCTTTGTGTTTTAACAGAATATACTGGCAACGTTTTTATTGTTGAGTCAGGTGAGGCGTTTTGGGCTGGAACAAATAATAATTACGATCGATATAGCGTTACGGTTCAGCCCTGCGAGATCATTTCAGAAGGTAGCGCCTTTCGAGAATTATTCCCAAAGATTATGGCCTCGCTGCTTAAACAGATCGATCGAGCGGAGCGAGCGGAACACATGGTTGATTTAATGATGCTGAATGCCGAATCAAAACTAGCCGAGCGAATAGCGGGCATGACCTTCGCTGAATTTCAGGCGGAGTTTGGGCCGAAAGAAAAACCATGACAACTGGCTTTGAGACTTACGCGATAATCTGCATTGTGATGCTGGCTATCTTTGCTCTGGCATGGCGGGCGCTTGGTCGGCACGTCACGGTCAACAACCACAACGCACCCACTGCCACAGCCAACGCCACAAGCGAAGCGCCTGCCCCCGCCTCACTCAAGCGCAACCTGGCGGGCGGCTTGCTGAGTGTGGCGATCGTTGCCGCGGTCGTGTTGCTGGTCGGTACGATGCTAGGCACGCAGATAGCCGCGCCTGCTAAGCAACCCGCAGTTGTGCCACAGGCCGCGCCGGTCGCTATTCCGATTGAGATTGAGGCGGAGTATACGCCCGTTCAATTGCCGCGCTATGAGTCGGCAACCGATCTGGGGCAGATAGCGGGGCTTGCGTTTGTCCTGTGTGTTCTGGGCGCGATTCTGTGGGCAGTGTCGCGCCGGACGCCGAAGGCGCAGGCCGCGCCGCCTGCCGTTCGACGTGGATCGCGGATCACGAAGATCGAGCGGGTTGATGGGTTGCAGGCCGATCTGTTTACGCAGGCGGCAAAAAAACTGAATGCGTTGAAGAAGTGAGCCGCGCCGATCGCTAACGACGGCGGCGGATAAAACGTATCAATAAGGATTATGAAAAATGTATTACGAAGAAAAGATAATCAACGGGGTTTTGTCGCATCGAAGCACGCCTGATGGGGAGTGGATTCCATTTACAATCGAGGCGCTATCAATTGCCTACATCTCGCAGCAGAGTACCATTAACTCATACGGATTTCAGATCAACAACCTGAAAGAAACTCTCGATCGAATCAAGAAACTATTACCGCGAGACTGACTAGCCGCCCGCCGCAGTCGGGGCAATGGGTGCGACTGCGAAACGATAACGATACGAACAAATAGGAGAAAATTAAATGTCTGGAAATGATTTTGAGGTATTCAAGGCAAACCAGTATTCTTTTCAGGGAGTTGTATTTCACCCGCTCAAGCGTCCAAACATGCGCGCCGAAATTGCAATAAAACTGGCGGAGCATTTCGCCATCGTCGCCGGTCAAGAGGATGGAGAAGATTCGGCTGGACGCCGCGCCTTCAAATTGCAGTCACCCGATCAGGTTGTAGCACGCGCATGTGGTATTGCTGATGGGTTAGTAAATGAATTTGAGTCTCGCGGCTGGATTGTGGATGTGCCTGCATACAATGATATTGGCGTTTTAGAGAAAACTAAATAGCCCTCCGTCTATCGCGGGTAAATCAAAATAACAGAAACACGACACCTAACAGGTGTCGTGTTTTTATTTCGCCCGCCACGCCACCACGCGCCGCCCGCGCGCGTCGTACACGAACCCCGCAACCCTAGCCAGCCGCTTGTCACGATCGAGCCGCCGCGTGATCGTCGTGTCGGATAGCGGACGCAAGCCAGCCGCGATTAGACCGGCGTTGTAGTCTGCGATCGTGATGTCATCGGGCTGCAAGCGGGCGGCGGCTTGCTCGGCAATGAGCGAATCGAGTAAAGCAAATGGAGACGCGGCTTTAGTATGCCTTGATGTTTGACGAGGCATAGAATTTACCCCCTATCGATCGAGCCTGATAAACAGCGTATGTGCCATCACTGAATAACCACCCGTAAGCAAAGCCATGACTCCACTTCAACTTCCCAGTTTTTCTATTGATGTAATCTTGATCGAGTTTGCATAGGCAACCGATCGATCGAGCCTCGCGTTGATCGAGTCCAGGCACTTGATAAGATTCGATCGCGTGTGTATGGCCGAATATACAATTGTTGTAAATGCGCGCGTGCTGGACACATGCATTAAGCCCCGCATGGTAGCCATGAATAATCTTGAGGTGTCCAAGTCTTAGCACGCCCGCGCGTGCATCATACGGCCAAAGTGTAGCATGGTGTTTTTTGACCAACGCCTTAATATCATTAACCGCAAATTGGCCTAGCGCCCGCCTCTCGGCGTATGGCGATTTTAGCAAGTCCCACACTCGTACATCGTGATTGCCTAGCATTAAATGATTTGCGGACTCACTCGAAAAGAATGAATCCGCAAACTTTTCACCCGCTGTATAATCTACGTCTAGCAATTCCGCGCGCTCGTCCTCGCTTGCCCCCTTGCGTAACGCCGCGAAGTTCCACAAGTCACCTGCGATAACTCTCACTTGTGGCTTGAAGTCACGCGCAAACTTTAACGCCGCCTTGACCGCTCGTGGGTCTTGCTCTGAGCCGTGTATATCAGCAACAGCCATGAAGCGGCGCGGCTGTACACTACTGCGTACAGATCGCGGGCGCGGTTTTGGATTGGTCAACGCTGCCCTCGATTGCGCGGCAAGCGCAATAACGGATCGCTGTCGCGCATCTTGCGGCGAATAGACGGCGTATCGGCGGCCTCAATTTCGCCGCGAGAAATTGCTAAGGCTTGCTGGATAATAGCGGGGTGGTCGTGCGCTAAATGCGCCACGACAAATGATAGCGCGGCTTCTGAATTGTCGCCATCCGTTATCCGCTCGCGCAGTTCGTCACGCTCTTTTTTGAGGCGATCGTAATCGTCGCGCAGTTCGGAGCGTTGCATCTCTCGATCCTCTTTGCGAAACTTCCGCAAGTTAAGATACAAGCCGATGACGATACCCGCGCCGGTCAGCAATTGGATCGTGGTGGACAAGTCCATTATCAGCGGCCTATGCGTTTGAGTAATTTATTGATCGCGTTGTTAAGCGTACCGTTGAACAGAAACAGAATCATACACAGGCCGCTCATCATATTCGCCGGTCTAAATATAGCGATCCTGATTTGCAACGATTCGGCGCTGTGGGGGTCGGCCATCAATAACAGGTAGTAGGCCGCCAGAAACACTTGTGGCAATATCCAGGCGGCAGTCAGATAGTTTTGCTTGTGTTTGCTATAAACAAACAACAGGCCAATGATCGCTAGTGTTTCAGCCAGAGCAAACCAGTCAGATATTAGCATTTCATGTGCCTACCTTAAGATAACCGCGCGCACGTCATATACAGCGCATAGGCCGACGTGCCGAAAATGCCCGTATGCGTTACGGCATAAGTAACGTTACCGCTGGCGAGTTGTATCTCTACCGTGCCGCTTGCGCGCCCCACTGCGGTTAGCGCGATCGTGCCGGTCGCTGTCGTTGCGCCCGCCGCATCTGTCCAGGCGATCGTAACTGTGACCGTGCCCGCCAAAACATCGGCGGTGGTTGCCAATAAAACGTAATGAATGAGATATGTTCCAGCCGTACCCGCGTCGGTAAAATTCGTTGCGCCGATGTCCGCCGTTTGCGCCGTCAGCGCGATCGTGTCGGTGATGATCGGAATGTCGCCAACGTCAGGTATAAGCCGCGTCTCTAAATCGTCCAGCCTACGCAAGATGTCCTGATAATCTAAGTAATCCACTAATAGACCTCAAGCGCGCCCGTGATTTTTTCCTGCCCGGTCTCGCTAACCTTGCCGTTGATCTGTCGAATCATGGCGCTATTTTGCTGGCCTGCGTAGGACGTTTTTACCTTATCGCCCAACCCCCAGACAACGCCATAGGGTTGCGCGTCGGTGCTGATCAACGTCCCCTTGAACACTTGCCGCACACGCCCCGCAACTAGGGCGGAATCGGCCAACGCCTGCCGCTGTGTTGCTGTAATAACCGACTTGGCGTCAATCACCTTTTCGCGCCACGCCCAGATCGAGGCCGTATTGCGCGCCGTGTCGCTGGCTGTCTTGGCGTTGGTTGAATCCTTTGGGTGATTGCCGATTGCGTAAATAAAGTTAGCCTCGTCGGTTGCGTCGATATTCAGATCGGGTGTTTCGATATTGCCAAAGTCAGGCGAGATGCTAAAGACATTGCCCGCCGCTGTACGATCGACGCCACGCTGATCTTTGTAAGTGCGAAATTCAACCTTTGTTTCATTGACCGGCACAACATCGAAGTACAGATCAACTCCGCCGTTGCGTGATTCCTGCGCCAATGATACGCACAGATCGTATAGATTCTTGGCGTAGCCGTTGCGAG